CAGCAAGAATTGAGCAATGTATTTTAACTGGGGGGAGTGCAAGATGTTCGGCGATTTCAGAATTCTTAATAGATCCTGCTTCATCCAACGTCTTACCTTTGACCCACTCCGTAACGAGTGATGAACTTGCGATCGCTGAGCCGCACCCGTATGTTTTGAATTTCGCATCTGTGATAATGCCATCCTGTCCTACCTTTATCTGTAGTTTCATCACGTCACCACAAGCAGGAGCACCAACCATGCCAGTGCCTACTGTTGGATCGTTTTTTTCAAAAGATCCAACATTGCGAGGATTTTCATAATGATCAATAACTTTGTTTGAATATGCCATAATTGTATTTAGCCTGGTATTTTAATCATAAATAAAACTCCAAGGAGATTTCGATATGATCGAATTTATTAAAAAACTATTTGGCTCTAAGCCAGCAGAATCAACACAACCAGAAGTTGTACCTTACAAGGTTGAAGTTGCTTCAATACCAACTCCGATAGCAGAAAAAGCTACCGAAGCTGTTGTTAAGTCTGTTGCTAAATCTGCACCTAAAAAGTCAGCTGCGGTTAAAAAGCCACGTGCTCCACGAAAGCCTAAGGCAGTTTAAGTTCTAGTGCCCGGTTGTATACTTGGGCACTAGACAAGTTTTTGCCCTTGCTTTCGCACATGATATCAAAGTTCTCCCAGAAGCCGAGAGCCCAGTCAGTCACGGGCTGATTCCAATACCAATCACTGTGTGCCCGCATCTTTTGCTTTTTGTAACCTAATTCAAGCAATTGAGCGTGATCGGGTGCAACATCAACAGCATGATCAATCAACACGTCTTCTCTACTCACACTGTAATGACACACTGGACGCACACCACGCCAAGAATCGATCAAGCGTTTGACTCTGTCATCGTTGGGTTGAATGTACTCTCCAGTGCGAATCCAATGATGGTGAATGTCTAGTACAAGGGCACAGTCATTGACCAATTCGAGACTACTGTCAACACCCCACGACATTTCGTCATTTTCAATGGTAATACAGTTTCTTGCTTCTGGACTCAACCGTTTAAGAGCATCGCGAATACCATCTGGGCCACGCTTGCCTGAGATATGCACATTGATCTTCATGTCTTGGAATGTTTTACCAAAGCCCATCCAACGAGCCATGTCAGCATGATATTCAAATTCCTCAATACTTCGTTCCACAATACCGGGATTTTCTGATGCCAACACACAAAACTGTCCTGGATGAAAGCTGATGCGTACATTATGCTTACGAGCTGCCTCACCTACCGGAGCAAATATTTTTTCTAAGTGGCTTTGAACGTCGGGCTGTTGCCACCATACCTTCCAGTCTTTTTCAGTGTATCCCTGTAACATCTCAGATCCAATTCGAACCATTCTGCGTTCAGGAGGCAGTTGAGCCACACGCTCAATCATTTTAACTGCGGCCACAGTATTGTGATTCATGATATCCCACTGACGTTGTTCGGCTTCTAGTGGATGTTCACGCAACCACCGCATGGTAGTGCTACGACCATTTAGTTCTCTATTGACAGCATTCACCTTCATGCCTTTTACTTCAGTAGCATCATCTAGCCATTTGCAAGCAAAACCAATACGTTTAATCATTAATGCACCGCCGCTTTCTCGTTAATTGTACACTCAACTACCCAGTTGTTAAACTCGGTAAACTTAGTTACTTCTACACCTAGCCCAACTGCTTCATTTACAAAATGTTGTAACAACGAATTGTACAGTTCGTCGGGCATGGTGTCTTTGTCAAATTTAATTTTCATTAGATAGTCCCATAAAAAGTAGTTCACGTTCAGTAACATGTGCTATAGGTTTGAGCCAGCCATGGTGAATACATTCTTGAATTAGGCTTCGATAATTTTCTGGGCATCGTTGACTAATTTCAAAACCGGCTCTGGGAGTGATTGTGAATTCATCCTGGATATGAAACCGAGGATCATTCTGTTTGAGTGTGCGTATCTGACTGTGATGAGTAGTAAAGTTCATACTACTAGTATAGCATCATTATCGCCAGTTGTCAACTACAAATGGATCTTTAATATCTTCCGGTTTTGGATCGCCATGGAAAACACAAACGGCGCAGTCGTTAGGAATTGTAGGATTTCGAACATCTCGAAAGATTCTATTTGGATGAGAAAATTGTATTTCACTTCGATCTCGAATTTCCCATTTGTAGCTCATTAACCATTCGTCCGGCCAAAACTTGATTCGATTTTTAGCTATTTGCCAAATCCAATCTTGATCGCCGTGCATTTGTTGGGCACGTTTTGTATCAGCCATAAAATGATTATAGATATCTGAGTGCTGTCCTGCTGGCCAACACATTGTGGAACTATTAAGGATTTTCCAATCTTTATGATATTTTCTATTAAAGTCTCGAATTCCTCTAAATTCTTGATCTTGAAAATCTACTAACTTGTCAATATTTGCATGAATAATTACATCAAGATCAAAATAAAGTATACGACCTTGTAATCCCAATGTGGGATCAAACATATGAACTTTGTGCCACCACGGTCTAGCATATTTGGCATTAGGCTGTACTAGTAGTTTAACCCCTGCAATTGGAGTAGGGTCGTCAGTCAAACAAAAAAATTCATAGGGTACTGTGAGATGCCGCGACACCATGTTGCGTAACCGCTCAACATAATCAACGCCATACTTGGTACCGAATCTAACACATAATACTGAAATCATTTAACTACCTTATCAATAGATTGTAATTGAGATAAAATGACTTTTAGTTGTGATATGTGTATCATGTTAGGACCGTCGCTGGGTGCGTTATCTGGATCTTCGTGCGTTTCCATAAACACAGCAGCAACACACCCTGTGGCTACAGCAGCTCTCGCCAGGTACGGGACCATGGTCCGATCTCCGCCAGATCTTTCTCCCATGCCTCCAGGTTGTTGAACAGAATGTGTGGCATCAAAGACCACTGGATAGCCAGTGCTTGCCATAATAGGTAGACTGCGCATGTCCACCACAAGATTATTGTATCCATGAGTATATCCTCTTTCGCATAACATGATGCGTTCATTACCAGTTGAAGCAATCTTTGCCGCAACATTTTTCATATCGTGGGGAGCAAGGAACTGTCCTTTCTTGACATTGATAGCACAGCCGGTTTCTCCAGCAGCCAATAATAGGTCAGTCTGTCTGCATAGGAATGCTGGTATTTGTAAAACGTCAATGCCAGCTGTTGCACATAACTCTGCCTGATAGCTTTCATGAATGTCAGTTAAAACAGGCACTCCAAGATTATGTTTAATGGTATTAAGAATTTTTAAACCTTCGTCAATTCCAATACCTCTTTGAGTTGATATGCTAGATCTATTAGCTTTATCAAAACTGCTTTTATATATAAATTTAATCCCTAAATTATCACAAGTTTCTTTTATAGCATGAGCAGTTTCAAATGCATGATCTAGACTTTCAATTTGACAAGGGCCAGCAATTAATACTAACGGTTTATTATTTCCTAGTTCGATATTATGAATATTAAATGTACGCATATTATTATTTACCAATGTCTGATGGTATTGGCAATAATAAACCCACAGGTTACAACGTGGATGACTACCCAAAAAGTTTTTAAGAATAAAACAATGCGAGCTTCACGTAGAGTGAGGATAGGCACATCTGGTATATCCTCATCAGTTTGTCCCATTCGGTGCCCAGTTGCCCGGGCCCAAACTTTTTCAAAACTATTCATACTTACCCTTCGTAAGTAGCAGAATTGGCTCCGTGTTCAAATACTTCAACTGATTTGATTCTTACAGTTGGATTAATTGGATAACGCATATCGCCTGATGCTAGAAGTTCAGCCATCTGGTCATAGGCCATCTTGGCAAACATTTCACAGCCTACTCCAGGTACAATGCGTAAATCGCACAAGGCGCCACGCTCGTATGGAAGTTTGCTTAGATGATCTTTGCTTTCAATGTCTACAATCTCGTTCATGTGTTTGAAAAAATCCAGCATTGGATCGTCTTCAGCAACTACTAGTGTGTGATCGAACATGTGATCTGCCCATGCTTTGAATTCTTTTAGACCTCCAAAGTCCATGCACCAGTTTTTGTCATCCAGTGTGTCGCACTCGAATATCAGTTTGATACCAATTGAGTAACCATGCAGTGTTGAACAGTGGCTGTGTGTGGCACGCCATTGTCTAAAACAGCATGATAAGCCGCGGTCGTTGCCGTAAGTTTTTGTTGAGTAAAATTTTGCCATCTCTAGTCTCCTTTATATAGGTAGCAAGTTTGATGACTGCAGAGTGTTTAGAGAGGGATGATGCCATAGAGTCCTCTTTGTGTGTGTATACTGTATATTATACAGTCTGATATTTATATGTCAACCTCTGAATCACATATATTTTTAAACACAACATTTTTTTGAGACCATGATTTGGGTGCGGACCACTCTTTGTTATTTAATACCACAAACAATTTAGACGGGTATAATGTAAAGATTTTGGCAATTTGATAAATCCAGTATATTGGATCTACTGCGGTTGCGGTTGATTTAAGATAATTTTTAGAATCTTTGTAAACGTTGTTTAATTTATTATCATTGCCTTGAAGATCAAAACCTACCAAGTATATGGTTTCGGATTCTAATCCACAAGCCACTAACAACGCCAACGGACCACTACCCCAATGCCACAGTTGATCTTGTCGTAGGGTTCCTGTATACGGCAGAGACGGAACCTGACGAACATACTTTGAATAAAACTTTGCCCATTCGGGTCTAGTATAGATTATGGTATTTTGATTATTTTGAGAAGCCAAAGCTTCGTCGACCATTCGTTGATCGCAACATACAAGATGCGGAACAACTAAGTCTCGATGTAATGCGTTACATCCTACAATAGTGTGTCGTTGAGAAATAGAGTGTAGATCAAGTACTTGCCTACTTTCGCCATTCCCAACAACAACAATAGGCATTAGTTACCTGATTCTTTGATCTCGCCAAACGGGTTCCACATTCCTGGATTACCGGCTTTCAAACATACCCAACCCACGCATCCACCTAATCTAGGATAAGAATTCCACACAAGATCACCAACTGTATAGTTTCCTTCTTTAGGTGTAGACGAGGCATACATTTGAATATGATTGTTTAGTCTTACCGCACCGTTGACATGCAAGTCAACAGCAGGATCTGGAATCTTAACTCCTACAGCTAATTTTCCGTGAACTACAACATGAATTGGATTTTTAGTAGGATTGCCAAGATCGATGTTTCCGTTAGCCTTGATAGAAATTCTTGGAGTGTCGTCAGTTACAATATCGAAATTGTTACTGCCAAACGTACCAATGATACCGTGATTGGTATCAAAATTAGAACCAATCATCACTTCAATACCGTTTTCCGCCACGCTCAACCCAGCATTAGGAGATTCTGTTCCTAATCCTAAGCGATCGGTTGTGGCGTTATAAAACATATATTGATTTATAACCACGGACCCGTCTACAATAAGTCCTTTCAATCTTCCGACTTCTTTTAAACTACTTTTTGTAACTCCTGATCCTAACGACTGGCTATCAAGAACTTTGACTCCGTCGATAGCATAGTGTCTATTACTATCAAGATTAATATGCTCGGATGAAAAGAAATGATCTGTGTTAAACACAAATTGGCGGCTGTATCCCTCGCCGCTAAAAAGAAGCCCTTTCCCGTTGTTGGATTCGGTTTTTTTAGCTTTAAATTCTAGGAATCTTAAATCCTGAATAATAAGATCTTGAGCAGACCGTGTGGCAGCTAGATCCTGTAAAGCCTGGCTAATAATATCGATTGGATTAGGTGTAGTTTGATCGTTCATAACGATATTTATCAAACTACACAGAAAGAGTGTCAGGCAATTTTAAGTAAAATGGTTTCTTCGTTAATGCGTCCGTTCATGCGGGCATCTGTAGCGTTAATCTCGTCCAAGAACTTACGTAACGCAACTTTGTTAGCTGCCTTAAACTCTTTGAGTTTTTCCTCGGGCTTACGTACAGTCTTTTGTACAGATTTACTTTCATTGAAGCCAGTAATTGTAGTACCTTTAACGCTGAGTTCTTTGTATTCGTCTGCAACATAGCGGCCTAATTTACGTGATTTACTATTATAAATCCATAATTCTTGGGCACCTATAATATCTTCTGGATTAATACTTACAAGTTTTAGTGGCTCGTTAGTCTTTTGATATTTGAGTTTAGCAACCACTTTAGATTTATCTGTGGGTTTCTTGGCACGTGGCTTGCGATTAACTTTGGCTTCTTGTCCAAGCATATCGCAGGCACTAACAACTTCCTGATAGAACGCTGTAATTTTCTTTAGTTGAATCTTACTTAGATGGCTGTATGCTTCTTTAAGTTGTTCTTCTTTTGTATTAGCAGCTTCGGTAAGTTCTTCTAAATTTCGAATATAAAAGTTCTTAATGATACGAGTGTGTGCGGCTTTAGCTTGTTTAGCTTTGAGAAGATTTAAAATTTTAAATGCTTTTGGATCAAATGCTTCTGGATCTGCTTGGAAATTTTCAATAGCATCTTCAATTTCAGTAGTCATACCAATTGCCGATTCACGCAACCGTTCCTGAATACTGGGTACATACACGGTTGTCTTAACTGCCTCAGCCGCTTCTGCCACTGCATCTTCATCAATATCGTATTTTCCTTGTTCGAGGGCATCTTTAATAGCATCCCGTAACCAGGCAACAGTTGATCGGCCTTGATTGAAATCTTCTCTTACATCTGGCATGCCTCTAAGCAAGCAGGCTGCAATAGATCCCATAGTAAGAGAACAGCGATTATCTTTGGACTTTTTAAAACTAGCAATATCTTCTTTAGAATACCCAGCAGTACTCATCCAATTGATTACTTTGGGTTTAAGTTCTCTACCACTCGACTCTAATCGATACCATTGCATACTAACACGAAAGTGTTTGGAATATTGATCAGTAGTTAACTCATTGACATTATCCCACTTTGGAGAATAATCTTTTCCTTTAGATGCCCGAGCTTCTGCTAGATGTTTTGCCTTAGTTGCCATGTTTGCTCCTAGTATCGTTTAACAATATGTATATTATAACACCATTTGCTCACGATGTCAACCGTTCTACTTCCTGCAATTCACCCTGATCGTTTTCACGATATATAATTACTTCTTTACAATCTTCATCCAGACTGCTTTTTGCAAATTCAAATGCTTGTTTTCTGCTAGCTGTTGTTTCGAGCAACTCTTCGTGACCGTCATCTTCAACTGCCCAAACTTCATAAAGTTCGAAGTTCATTTTAAATTACCATCTCCTAAAATTAATAGTTATCCAAATCTTGTTGTAACACTACCCAACCAAGGGTTTTTAAGTCGTTTTTGATTTCTTCTGTGACTACACCTTCGGGTACATACCCGGTTGCCTGCCGGTGATCCAATCCGTACCCTGACTCGTCATTGCCGATGCCGCTACAATACCAATCGATATAGTCACCTTGTTCTCTCATGTCGGCAATAATGCCTCCGGCGGAACGCCACGAGGCGCTCCAGGTTTGATTCTTGAGAATGGGGATGACGTCTAATTTTTGAAAGTCGTTATTACAGATAGCGGCGTAGAGATTTTGAGCATAATTTTCATTTGTCCGGACCTTTTCTAGAATCCATTCGGTGCTACGGAGATCGTACTGCATGTTGTCTTTTTGCCACGCTGGATCCACGAGATTTTCTTCATCCTGTTGGCGCCAGGTTTTGAACATCTCAATATATTCTTCAAGAGGTTCTAATCCTTTCTCTTCCTGGCGCTTGATATATCCTTCCATTTGAAAGGTATGTCGTTCGGGACTCTTTGAAACCTTATCCATCTTTCCAAATCTTTCCAGCAGTGTCTAAATTAGAACTCCAAGTCATGAGCTTGTTATAAATCGGATACAACCATGCCCAATCAAATTTACACATAGGGTAACTGACCCAATCGCCTATATGAAAGAGGATAGTCGAAATAAATTGTTTCATTGAATATACTGTTGGTCCTGCGATAGAATCTGCACTTTGTCTCGAAGATCTGCAATGTTGTCTACAATCTTATTATACTCATCAGTATCAAGAATAGTTTTGTACATACTCAATGATTGTGCCATCAAGATAGCGGCAATCTCTAATGGATTGTTATCCTTGTCAATCATTTTAGCATGAATAGCCCAGTATTCTTGATACAGGTCGTCAAGTCCGTTATCTGAATTAGTGTCCATGTTTTTCCTTTTCTAATGTTAATTGGTGCCGGTATTCTCTCTTGAGCCAAAATTTGTATTTCTGAAAGTACTCAGATAAGGTTTCTTCGGGAATTGGAAGTTTCAAATCCGTGTACTCGTCTTTATGTTGCATCCATAATTCCTGAATCCAATTTCTAAAAGATGATGTTTTCATATCAAGTCCACAAACTATTTCGAATTTTAATAAGTCGGATCATCATGGCTTCATCCTCTTTTTCATAATCTGCTTCGATCTTTTGAAGAAGTTTGTGTGCCTTGTCTTGTGCCTTTTTACGGGCAGGATCTTTAGGTGTGCTAAAACTTAGTTTGCCACCATTGGCTTCACGACTTGCTTCACATGCCGCAGTCCATCCACTTGCTTCATAAGGGTCTGGACGAGCACGATAAGTCACAGTCCACCAAGTGTACAGCTCGATGATTTCTTTAGCACTATTAGCTTGATAAGTTGGTTGGCCGTAGCCCTTGCTGTCAGGATTAGATCCCATATTTTCGTCTATCACCAGTCCACTTGCCCACTTGAGATATTCCATGCCTGCTTCTGGACAGCGCCATGTACGCCAACGTAGCCAACCTTTGCGATACCAAGGCACTTCAAATTCAGTTTTGGCTTCATCACTCCACATGCAGTGATGCCATGCTTGTTCTATTTCAACAAAGTCCACAAGCTCGTTGAACATACAAGGAAGAAAGCGACTGCCAACATCACTCCAGTTACCCGGTTGTATGTCTCGAGGATGGGCCGTAAGAGCATGGCTGTGAGAGACCCAGCGATTATTAATATAATAGCGTATGTCATTTAGTCGGTCCGGTATATAGTAAACAAATTTTTGAACATAGTCGATCCCTTCTTCGGCTATCCAATAGCGAATAGGATGCTCTGTTTGTGCTTTGGTATGCCATGCATCCCATCCTTCAGAGGTCAATGCTCCGGGACCTGGAGTTCCTCGAACCCAGTCTGCAAATTTTCCAATTGTCCAATAATGACTACGCATTTTTATTCCTTAAAGATTATCCTGTCGAACACTTTAATTATACTATCTTTCTAGAAACATGTCAAGATGCATCAATTTTGCCCCATTTAATCTTTAACCAAATTCTTTCGTGAATGTAATAATCTATACTTAAAAGAATGTGCAATGCTGTGGCAAATCCTGTGGCACTACTAATATCTCCAGTAAACAAATATGTCCAAAAGATTGTAAACAACCATGCTGTTAATCGATATGTAAGCATTCTTACTACTGTTCTTTTTTTAGTTTCCACTATATTTTCCTCTGATATCCTGCTAAGTTTAACATAATACTATATTGCTCGTAGGCTTTTTTAATACCGTTGTTTGATTGCCGATACCAACTTTCTTCACGTTCTTTTTCCATAAGCATGGAAAACATGTCAGCATCACTATAACCGTGAGTGTGATTGCCAAAAAATCTCTGTTCCATTTCGACTAGGGCACGAAATCTACTTTCTGGTATTTGAACTGTGAAGACTTTCTCTGTTTCATATTCTACAAAATCCTTGCTGACAATGTCTGCTCGCAGAGGATCTGTAAAATACGTAGGGGGGTGATATCTGGCCCTACGTTTTTGATCATCTACGATTTGTATTTCGTAGTTCTTACAAAACTGATCAAGCCGTTCGGTCATTTACGATCGCCAAATAATTGTAATAGGCTTAAAAACAAATTAATAAAATTCATATATAAACTAAGTGCACCAAATACTTCTTCTCGACCAGTATCAGTATCTTGAGAAACTATTTCACGAATGTTCTGTGTGTCGTAAGCAGTTAATCCCATAAAAATAATGATAGCCAACGCACTAATAACCATTTGCATTACTGTACTGCCAATAAAGATATTGATGATGCTGGCAATTACAATAGCAATTAACCCCACAAACATCATCTGGCCCATAGAGCTTAGATCTTTCTTTGTGAAATATCCGTATCCGCTCATAGTGGCAAACAATACCGCCGCACCCATAAAGGCTGTAACGATACTTCCCATAGTAAACACCGCAAAGATTACAGCAAAACTCAATCCCATCAGGGCGGCAAAACCATGCAAGAAGATTTGTAATCCTGTTTTATCTAATTTCTCAGAAGCAAATGTCATTCCAAGAATAGCAACTAGTGGCGCAAACATCACAATCCACTTCATGACTCCGGTGAAAAAGAATTGCAAGAGCTCAGGGCTAGTTCCCACAAAATAACTTATAAGCATGCTGGTAATTACAGCAAGACTCATGTGTCCATACACTCGCCCCATGGCTTCGTTAATGCCCGAAGCTGAGCGATACGCTAATTCATTTCCAGTATATCCTGTTCCAAACATGTTAATCTCCTTGATTATTAATTAAACTTCCAGTCATTGGAAAAATTGCAGCAATTGCTTTGGCGCAAGCAACCGCAACTTCTTGATGCTCCAATTGGGTACCATTAGCACTACGCAATTCAATAAAGTGAATCCAACTACGCAATGTGCCATTCATATATAGTCGACTTTCTGTAAGCCCTTCTGGTAATACAGCACGGGCTTGTTCTTTTGCTATGCCTTTATCGATAGCTTGGGCATATGCGTTTTTAGATTGTTCGATGATCCATTTTTGTTTAGCTTCCCACCATGCTTGTAACTCTGTATCATCTGTTGAGATGCTGTTCTGTCTGTTTTTTGTATCTTGGAGTCTAGCTTCTCGCAATACAAACGACAGGTCTTTAGTAGGGTCAGCATATCGCTGACTGAACTCTTGGAAACTAAAACTTCTGTGTCGCAAGATTTGTCGAGCAATGTCTCTGGTTGTGGTAATTTCGATACAGGCGGAGACCATTTCGAGTGGGCTCCAGTGTTGGTGCTTGACCAAGTATCGGATAAGTTTTTCTGATGTCTCGGTGTTAAGTTGGTTGCTAGGATTGCTGACACGGGCGCAATACGCAATGAGTTCCTGTGCATCTCCGATACCAAGATCTGCAAATTCCTGTGTGGGTTGACTGTAGCTGAGTAATCGAACATCCATTTAAATTTCCTTAGGTAACAATATCAAAATTAATAGCGCAGCGAGGACCATCTTTTGGAACTCCACCACCGTGGTACAGTGTACCATCGAACATTAAAATGCGACCACGCTTGGGTGAAACACGTTTTACAATGTTGTTGTCTTGGTCAAAGATCACTGTGTCACCATCTGCGTCATTGACATAGTATAACACAACAGTATGTGGAAAGGGCAAGTCCACATGTGGCGAATAGTGTTCCAAATCTGTGGTATAGGGCATTAAAACAAATATCCTTGCTACAATTATTTCTTTCATGACACGCCCAATGTGTCCACATGCCAGCTGGGGTATCAGCCCAAAGTTAGGCAAGTGCTCTGAAAGCGTATTTGATGATTTTAACACATGAACAAAACTCATAGGAGCATACTGTTCTTCTGCTGATAATTCGTATTTGACCTTTAAAGAAACTATCGGGTGCATTTGTTTATCGCCCGACTTTCCCAAAATACTTAATTCAAAAAAATCTTGTAGATGTTTTGGAATTAAATCATCAAGTACTTCAATGTTCACTGCTCTTCTTCCGGTTCATCAAAACAAAGACTTTCCATTGTTTTATAATGTTCGTAGGCTTTTTTAAGTGCTTCAAATTTTTCTAACTTAGCAGGATCAGGTACTAGAATAGCAAGTCGCTGTTCCATTTTCTTCATGAACTTTTTCAGACTCTGTCCATCAACAGTAATATCAGTACCAGCTGCCATTTCAATACCAGTGTTGCTAATATGAACAGTGTTCGGAGTGTTATTAAATGTATAACCGCTAGTCCCGGTAGTCCATTGGCTATTGTTGCTAATGTTGTTGATAGTGGTAATGCCACCAACAGTTGCACCTGGGCTGTAATATGTAGAACTGGACGGCATTGAAATAGTATTAGTACCAGTACTCAAAGTATTAGTACTAAAGCGGCTTAGGTCAATTCCGTAGGTACTTGGGCTAAGAGTAATGGTATCAGTGCCACCCCAATCGATGGTGGCAGTGGCACCGTCTTCACCAAGATCTACTGTAGAATCTTGATCGCTCATTGTATTAAGCCTTGGCTTCTTTGCGGGCGTTCTTTTCTGTCGTAATTTCATTGCGGCGAGCTTTAACACCCTTGGCAACTTCTTGTAGAGCTTTACGAGCGCGAGTACCTGCTGCGCCATTACCTGCTGTAAACTTTGCGTCCTCTGCCAAGAATGCTTCGAAGTCTGCTTTTAATTGATCAACTGTTGACATAATATTTTTTCCTTATAGTTATGTTCTACTACTTATAATAGTAATTGGTGTGGTCGGTAGGATTCGAACCTACAAAGGCGATGTCTAAGACGTTGCCTCTCACCCTAACATCGTTTCCCAACGAGCTGGAGGTCTGCCATATTCCACTCACGACCACACTATTATTATATAACCTTGTTTAACATAATGCAAGCGGTTATCGGTTAAATATTAGCACTTTATGACAACTAATTTTCAAAATATTCCGTTTAACAATATTGTACGATTTGGACAACGAACAATGTTAAGCCAACCGTTGTTTTCTACTAGCTGGATTTTGGGAAGATTTTGCAATTATAAATGTAGCTACTGTTGGCCCTATGCCCGCAGTGACAAAGTAGATCACCAATCGTTAGATGTATACAAACGAACAGTAGATGAAATCAAACGACAGGCTCGTGAAAATGGATTCAATCAATTTCATTGGAGCTTCTCGGGCGGTGAGCCCACTGCTTATAAACAGTTAAATGATCTTGTTAAACATTTGGACGAAACCGAAAGCCCTTACCAAAGTATCCATATGACTACCAATTTGAGTCCCGGTAGCAAATGGTGGAACACTTGGTGTGCCAACACTGCGCTGTTACAACGTAGAAGTATTACAGCCAGCTTTCACGATGAGTTTGCCAAGGAACAAGAGTTTGGCGACAAGTGTTTACAGTTACAATACGAACTAGTACACGTTACAATCAATCAAGTAATGGTACCTGAAAAGTTTTATGAACTGTATGAACGCATGGAACGTTTCCATAAGCGTGGAATCAACGTAACGCTAAAGCCACAGAGTAATCCAACTGCATCGGGCATCGTTGATGGCTATACCGAAGACATGATACACAAGATGCAAACAGGATTTCCACAACGTGCTAATGGTGAAGACACTTACCAAATTGCCCTATATGAAGCAGACGGCACTAAACATTTATTCGATCAAGCAGAACGATTCAATGCCTACGGTTTTAACAAATTTAAAGACTGGGATTGCAATAGCGGATATCAAAGTGTTATAATAAGAGGTGAGGAAGTTAAAAGATCATATAGTTGTCATGATGAACCGTTAGGCTCTTTAGAAAAATTTGAGTTATTTAAAACTCCTCAACGCTGCATTACTCCTAACTGTGTGAGTTCAGCAGATAGCAAGATACCAAAATGCAAATAGATACAGAACACCTACATTATTGGATGCAGGCCATCCGCCAAAGTCCTGATCCTATGAGGACCATGGATGCCTTTTGGCAGGGACAACTTAAAAGCAAAGAATGGTTAATTACTAACCTTCGTAAAAATGTAAACAAAGTTGTCAGCATTGACATTCATGGAGGGTGGGTTGGAGTATTAGCAAGTATGTTATTCCAAAGCGACATCTGCGTAACTACTATTCGTAGCATTGACATCGATCCATTGTGCGAACCTATTGCTACCATGATGAATAAAAAAGAAGAGATGGCTGGGATGTTTCGTGCTATCACTTCCGATATGTGCGAAATACGTAGCGATGCTGATGTTGTTATCAATACCAGCTGTGAACATATTACCCAGGACCAATATGACTTGTGGTTAAGTGGAATGCCGCATAATAGTTTGCTTGTTTTACAAAGTAACAATTATAATATTCCAGAGCATGTTCGAACCGCAAAAGACCTAACTGAGTTTACACAACAATGTCAGTTAGAAAATGTTCTATGGACAGGCGAATTAGAATTGCCCTTGTACAAAAGATTTATGGTAATTGGACATCAATGAACCACGCATTATTCTTTTCGTTAACAGGCAAGCGTTGGGAACGAGCCCTCTGGCCACACCGTGTGGCAACGTTTTTACGTATGAATGATTGGGACGCTGAAGTCGTTGACTTTACTGCTTTTTGGCGATTAGAAGAATTACAGGAACTAGTACGTTCACGTACAACAGACAACACAGTTATGTTCTGTTTTGGCACAGCATTTTTAAATCCGTGGAGTCCTTACTTAAATGAATTCATTACGTGGCTTAAACTATCATACCCCACTATACCTGTTGTAGTCGGCGGCAATAATGCACTAGTTACTCCAGCTGATGGAGTTGACTACTGGGTAGATAGCTATGGTGAGAATGCTATCTTGTCGTTATGCAAGCATCTTACTGGTACATTAGGCGCACCGTTACTAACTGATCCTGCGTTTTTTGGTACAAAGAAAGTCATTAGGGGGTTATATCATTACCCAAGTACACCATTAGACAGCTATCTAGTAGACTACGAAGCTCGTGATTTTATGAGCCCGTATGATTGTCCGCAAATTGAAACAGCACGTGGTTGTATGTTTAGTTGCAGCTATTGTAATTTTCCATTACTTGGACAATCCAAAGACGTTAGTGTTAGCAAAGAAGAATTTAAACGTCAAATGCAAACAGGTTATGAGAAGTGGGGCATTAAAAATTGGCGAGTAATGGACGAAACGTTTAACGACCGTCCTGAGAAATTACAAAAATATGCAGAGGCAGTCGACGAACTAGGATATGATCCGTGGATATGTGGATTTGCTCGCGGGGACTTAGTTGTTAAACACAAAGAGCACTGGGACACCTATATTAAATTAGGCTTCCTTGGCCACAGTATGGGTATTGAAACTTTTAATCATGAGGCCGGTAAACTTGTGCGCAAGGGAATGGATCCTGACAAGTTACAACAGGGCCTATTAGAGTTTCAGACATACACTGATACACATGCACCTAAACGTTATAGAGCAAACATACAAATGATTTGCGGTATACCGGGCGAAACTACCGAGTCCTGGAACACTAGTTTAGCATGGTTGAATACTCATTGGACTAGACAAAGCGCCAGCGCACACATATTAGAGATAGGCGACTATGATGAAACACTTACTAATCAAAGTCGATTTACCAAAGAGCTTGTAAGCAATGGTCTTGTTAAGTTAGAGGCAAGACAGAATCCAGGGTACGATGTTTTTAAAGATGCAAACAAAGATGTAGTCTTTCAATCAACAACTCCCAGGGGCGGTGGCGTAGGCAGTACCAGGAATGACATTGTTATTTGGCAACATAACACAATGGATTGGTACCAAGCTGAAACTCTAGTAAAAGATTTTTATTCAAACAACGGATTTAAAGGCCTACGGGGGTGTAATCCTTTTCTGACTGATCGACTGTTTATCTATAATGAAACAAATCAATACGAAGATGTATATGATAAGAGAGTATCGGAAGTAGATACTGCTGATCAAAAATACAAAGACCACGTTCAAAATTATATTAATAAGAAACTAAATGTTTAAGTTCGATCAATTAGAAATTGTGCAGGTTGAGATCACTAATAGGTGTCAAGCATCCTGTCCAATGTGTCCTAGAAACATCCATGGCGGGATAGAAAATCCTCTTTTGCCTTTGAATGATTGGAGTCTTGATGACTTTATTACAATTTTTTCAATGGATGTGTTAGAACAAATTAATCAACTCAGCTTCTGTGGAGACTTTGGCGATCCTATTCTAAATAATAATCTAATCAAAATGTGTGAGTATGTAAAAGAGCATGCTCCTAATATTGAAGTTCTAATACATACCAACGGCAGCGCAAGATCTGCCTCGTGGTGGAAACTGTTAGCACAGTCGTTGCCGCCAAATCACAGAGTAATTTTTGCGTTAGACGGGCTAGAAGGTACTCACCACATTTATCGTATCGGCACGTCGTTCAAAAAAATTATCGATAATGCCTGTGCCTTTATTCAAGCAGGCGGAATTGCCGAATGGGTCTTTATTAAATTCAAACATAACGAACATCAGGTTAGCGAAGCAGAAAAAGTATCGGCCAAAATTGGTTTCAAACGTTTTACAGTAAAGAATAGTAAACGATTCAGTAGACCGTTCCCTGTAGTAGATGCTGATGGTAAACTTTTATATAACATAGAGCAAACTACAGATAGCGTAGTTAAGTTTGTTAGCAAGAATGATGTTGCTGGGCATCAAGAGTGGCCGAGAGCTGACGAGATACATTGTCAATCACAAAATGACAAAGAGCTGTACATCGATGCTCACTACCTATTGAGTCCGTGTTGTATGATTGGCGCATTCATGTATACCAGTTATGATTCTAAATTATTGAAACAGTATAATTTATATGAAGAAGATTCCATTGTAGAAGAAGGCGCAAAAGTTCAAGAACAGGTATTATCGTTTCCAAAATTTAATGTGTTAACTACAGGGTTAAAAAACATTGTCGATACTGATCAATGGCAAACTATGTGGCAGAAAAAATGGGATGAAAGATCCAGTTCTACTTGTATAATAATGTGCGGACCATACAGTCCTTACATAAGTATCAATGAGCAAAAAATTAAAATTGTAGAAACTAATGTTTAAATTTAACGAAATAAAACAAGTACATTTGGAAATATCCAATAACTGCCAAGCAAGTTGTCCTATGTGCAGTAGAAATATTGATAGCGGTAAAGAAAACCCGTTGATTAAAATCAACGAATGGACCTTTGAAGATTTTAAAACCATCATGTATCCAGAGTTTTTGAAACAATTGCACAGTTTCTATTTCTGCGGGACGTTCGGCGATCCGATGCTTAACAATGATTTAATCAAGATGTGCGCATATGCAAAGATCACTGCTCCTACAGTACACGTAGCAGTACATACAAATGGTGGTGCCCGTACAACCGACTGGTGGCAAAAGCTAGCTCAGGCATTACCGTCGGACCACATTGTTGTCTTTGCATTAGATGGACTAGAAGATACACATCACCTGTATCGAGTAGGTACTAAATTTGAAACGGTTCTAAAAAATGCACAGGCATTTATAGCTGCTGGCGGAAATGCAGAATGGTGTTTTATACGATTCAAACATAATGAACATCAAGTTGAAGATGCAAGACGCATGGCAGATGAATTAGGGTTTGCAAGATTCACCTTAAAAAACAGCAGTAGATTTATCATAGAACCGAGACAGGCTGTTGTAGATCGAGCTGGTAATTTAACACATTATGTTGAGCCAGCATCTGATACTCCTTTAAAATTTATTGATAGAAAAGTTATTCAGGCTTACAAGGAAATTCTTGCTGATTCGACTATTCATTGTAAAGCACAACATGAAAACGAAGTGTACATCGATGCATACAAAGATTTTTATCCTTGTTGCTGGATGGCAAATATACCTTATACAGTTATCAGCGATGACGAAGCTGCCGGTGTACGTAACGAAATGAAACGTCAACATGACGATATGAGTTCAAGATTGGGTACTGTTAATCTAATAGAGCGTCCGTTACAAGATATAATTGATTCAGAAGCATTTCAAACTATGTGGGACGACTACTGGTATAAGGAAAAAATGATTGTCTGTGCTAGAAGCTGTGGGGTAGGTCCTACAAACACCTTTGCTAAATTTAAGGATCAGGAAGTTAAATGAAAGTATTTTGGCTACAGCCCGAAGATACTCGTATTGGTGCAGGCCAGAGATTAATTGAGAAACTCACTGGAAGTTATAGCTTCTGTGCCCTTCCTTGGATTCATATGGCTACTCGCCCTAATGGAGATGCTAGATTGTGTTGTGTTACTAACGCTAGCGGAGCTCATACTGGCGATCATACTGTAGGATTGGTTAAAAAAGAAAACGGAGAGCCTGCAAACTTTGGCAAGGATACTCCTCTAAGCGCATTCAACAATGAATATATGCGTGATGTACGTAAGACAATGCTAGAAGGTAAGATACCAGCTAGTTGTAGTAAATGTTTTGAAGAAGAAAGCAACGGTATTGTGAGCAAACGTCTATGGGAAATGTATGAATGGAATCGCGATGGGTTAGATGTTGCTCAACTAATTGCCGATACCACAGAAGATGGAGTAGTTCCTCCTGTTATTCGTTACTTAGATCTAAGGCTTGGGCATACCTGCAATTTAAAATGTGTTATGTGTAGTCCGCACGATAGCAGTCGTTGGATACAGGATCATGCTAAAGTAGTTAACATGACTTCTAGTCCTATTGTGTTAAAACAAATCGATTGGAAAGCAGCAGAATTTAATAATACTTGGTACGAGAAGCCAGAATTTTGGAACGATGTATTTGATCAAATTCCTAATATAACACAGTTATACTTTGCTGGCGGTGAGCCTTTAATGATTAAAGAGCATCGTAGATTCTTAGATGAAATTATTAAACGTGGATATGCCAAACAAATTAGTCTACGCTATAATTCAAACGGCATTTTTGTCAACCAAGAAATAATTGATATCTGGGCACAGTTCAAACAGGTGCGGTTTGCATTTAGCATCGATGCAGTACACTTACGTAACGGCTATATTAGATTTCCGACCGATTGGCAAGACATCTTAGCTAGTTTACGTCTAATGGACAATGCTCCTGATAATGTACATTGTGCTGTTGCTTGTGCGGTACAGGTGTTAAACGTCAAACATATTGTCGATTTTGCTAAATGGAAGTTAGAACAGAACTTTAAAAAAATTAATAAGTTTAAATTAGATGATTATGAAACAGGGGGCGGTATCATAAATCTACACCTGTTATATATTCCTACTTTCTTGAGTGCTAGGATACTACCGCAAAAAGACAAAGACGAAATACGGCAACAGTTTGTTGAATTTAAACAATGGTTATGGGACAATTACACTCAAGACGACAACTTCTGGCATCATAATCCCTATGGCTGGAAACGATGGGAAGGCATTTTAAAATTTATTGATGCAGAAGACCATAGTCATATGTTGCCAGACTTCAAAGAGTACATTAAAAACTTAGATGAAATTCGACATCTGGATGCTAAAAAAATATTTCCAGAACTGGCACACATATTATGAAAAAAATTCCTATAAAAATTATATCAACACAAGAACCAGATGTCCTTCACGTAAGGTTTATACCCACTGACATCTGTAATTTCAACTGTTCTTATTGTTTCCCTGGTTCTGGAAATGTAAACAAATTTAGATACCCAAAGAATATTGACACAGTTATCAAGAATTTCCGTATATTGTTCGATGCATACACTAACAATCTTAACAAAACAAAATTTAACTTGATGCTTACTGGCGGCGGCGAACCAACTATATGGCCGCATATTGAAAAGTTTTGTAAAGAAATAAAAGAACAACACGATGTTCGCATTACTGTTATTACCAACGGATCTCGTACACTAAATTGGTGGAATGAAAATTCAGCATACTTTGATGCAGTAACTTTAAGCGGACATAATGAGTTTACTGATATCGATCACTATGTTGCGGTCGCTGATAAGTTACACAGCAACGGAGTTAAAGTAAACGGACTTATGTTAATGGATGCACAAAATTGGGATAAGTGTATTTCATATGTTGAAAAGATGAAACAAAGTGAATATCCTTGGTATATTCAAACTAAGGAAGTTGTTGATTCGCCTGGACGGGGAATGGATGTCTACAACGAAGAACAGCTGGCCTATGTTAATGCTAGTCTCAAGCGTGTTCCTGATTCTGATTGGATTATTAGAAACTTTGGAGACATTAGAACACACGAAAGTATTGTGATGTTTGATGATGAGTCAGCATATCCTGCTAGAGCACATTCGATTATAGTTAATCGATGGAACAAATTTAAAGGCTGGAAGTGTAATGTTGCGTTAGAAACACTATTGATAAACCCAGACGGATCAGCAACAGGTTCGTGTCAGGAGTCAGTATTTGGGGATAATGTGCCTAATGTATTTTCAGAAACATTTGAACAAGACTTTGCCCCAATAATTGATTTTAAGTCAATCATATGTCCACGCGAAACATGCTCATGCCAACCAGAGACACATGTTACTAAATCTTTAATTTAGATAATGGTATATCTGCAGCACAGGTGCAGTAATCTCTAGTACATATAATTGGGGAGGTAGGAATAGTAAAGGTACCTTGATATATGTTGCCTAAACTACCGCCTACTCTACAAGTAGCACGATGCACTTCGCCGTCCCAGTTAATCATCAAACTTTCCAAGCCTGCATTGCATTGCCAACCTTTGAATTGATTTAAGTGTTGTTTAATCACATCATTGGCATGGATAATTTTTTCTTCATCAATACGACAGTTTGGTTTAACGGTAGCGTCATGGTCCAAGATCCATTGTAGATCTTTACCATCATATTTCAAATCGTCAAATACATTATGATCACCTTCGGTCCAACGAATTCTGCGAACAGCATATTTGACTCCAATTTCATCAAACTTTTTAACAACAACTTTAACATTGTGCATGTAGTCATGATGAGCCATTACATTAACAAAGAAATCTCTTTCTGTACTATCATAATATTTTAAAATAGTATCAAATATTCTAGCCCATTCGTGTTCAAAATGTAAACTAAACACAAGATGATTAAAAAACATTTCGTGTTGAAGATACCAACGATAACCCCTAGTGCCGTTGGTTGTTAAATTGACCCAAAAAATACCCTTGCGTTTAAAATAGTCTAATAAATCTTCTATGTCAGGGTGTACACACGGCTCGCCACCAGTTAGGCTTATTCTTAGAGGTTTGCCGAGCTTGCATAATTTGTCCACAGTTGCTTCTAACAAATTAATATCGGTATGCGGACTAAAGTTATCATGGATACTTGATGGACAATATGTACAGTCGTAGTTGCAACGTTTGCCAAGATTCCATTCAATTTTAATTTGATCTTGATGAGGCCACGAACTTGTAATTTTATACATATGGTTTGAATTCCGGAGTTACATCTGTAAAACTTTGACTGCGGGTGACATCTAGTTTACGATTAAATTCGATACAATCTTTCCATAAGTGATTTTCATCCTTAGCACGGAGGAAATTTTGAACTCCTTCAATTTGTCCAATAGTAATTCCTACAAGCATTGGATGTTCTTTAATCATTTTATATTCTAATATTTTACTTTTCATTACTTCTAATTTATGATATGCAATATTCTTTAAAGGCGCCGGTAATGTTTGAATGGATAATACATTAGGGTATTTTACCATGTTTGTATAAAATACAATACCTAAATCATTTAAAAAATATTCTATCATTTTATCTAATACCAATACATTGCTTACTTGCACTGCAACAGCACCGACTATACGACTAATATTAGGGATAGTTTGTATTTGTTTTATATTATTAATTAATTCTTCCCACGAAGCATTTCCTCTAACATATTCATAACTAGAACTAATTCCGTCTATGCTTACATTTACAGCCACTGATTTGAACTTGGGCCAGTATTCCCAAACTGTTCTATTACCTTTACCTAAGGTAGTTAGATTAGTAGCATACTTAATTTCAATTTGGTGTCCATACGGAGCAAGCATGTCTAAGATTCGATAATGCTGTGGATCCATTAGCGGCTCGCCACCTGCAAACTCCACACGTCTAAAGTGAGGCAGGTTCTTTTCTAAACTCGCCCACCAATTAGGGTTATCTTCGAACTTATCAAGTAACGGTTTATTTTCTAAATTATGTTCTTCTACTAGATTAAAAATAACCTGTCCAGAACCTTTATAAAAATCTTTAATTTCACTCCAATCATTCCAACTGGTGCTATCGCCTGGATGACACATACGACACTTTAAATTGCAAAGATTATTTAATTTTAATTCCATTGTTGGAATTTCAAAAGGCATAGTAAAATCACTATGCATTGCCGCAGTTGCGTTTGGATATAATTTAATACGTGCTTCTGGTATTTCGCCTTTGATATGTCGCAATCTTAAACTTTCAACCCCTTGGTCTTCTAAACTAAAACATGGTTCACACTCAGGAGGACGGACACCGCCGAGTACCTGTTTGCGAATACGTTTCATGTTATCGCCGTTCCATATTTCTTCTAGTGATTGTTCTTGTATCCAGCCAATAGGATGGCTACGGCAGCATACTTGTATAGCACCGTCTTCTCTAGTAGCTAGTCCTGTAAAAGGGTGCATACAAAATGTTGGAGGATTAATGTTGCTGTTCAATTGCCCACGCCCTTTCTTTACACCAAAAACATTCGTTACATAACGGAACAAATTGTCCAGGTGTATATGTTTTATAATTTATTCCGTTAAACTCGCCTTCGCAGCTACGGGTAATATTAAATAGATCTTCAATGTCTAATCGTTTGTATTGATTAACTATCCAAGACTTTTCTACAAATCTAAACGGGTGAATTGCGTATTTCCCCATATGGATCATTATTGTTAAATGTTGATTACTTTCGTTGGGGTCAATGTCTCTTTCCGACATCCCTTTAAAATTTACATCTTTAGGATTGCGTGTAACAGCATTATAGTACGCATCAACATCTTCACGATGACAAGTAAATTCAGCAAATGATCGTTGTTCTATATTATCACCACTAACATTTTTTCCGTATTCGTCTGTCAATGACGGACCTATGTTTCCGTACTCTAATTCGGGTGCTATAAAATTAATATGTCTCTGGAATGTTATATTAGGAAATCGATGTGTAAGCCAGTTATAAACAGACACGCTGTCCCATTGTTGCCATGGTCTTGTTTTCCACATACGTACATGGCTAATGACATGAACTTTGAAATTCTTTTGATAGCTAGGAACTAGGTTGCAAAGAAGATAAGCTAACATAGCACTATCAGCGCCACCGCTTACACTAATGGCAATATTATTCCATGTAGTTTCGAATGGTATATTAACTCCGTCTACATTATGTAACTTCATTGTTCTAAATACCTTATCAATGGGCTTACCCCTACTGGATGTCCGTCCTTTATTGCTAGGTGTATACTTCGTGTTGGAAGTAAATTGAAATCTCTACAGACTTTATAATAATGTTCACCATACGTTAACCAAAGATAATCCGGTGGCAAATTGCGTATAAAATGTAAGCCAATCATTGCCAATGCACGATTGTTCATATGGAAGTCATTCATTATTGTAACACTATCTAGAGTTGATTGCCGAGTCCAACGTAAACCTATTCTGTTCCATCCTAACCCTAGACCCTTGGAAAGACTAATACCAACACTAGATATAGCAGGATGCCCATAATCAAATATGATATTACGACAACAGGTGGTCCAAGCACCGTCAATGTGGACCTTAATCTTTTTAACCAAACATTCATTTAATATTTCCTCCATGTCTTGATGTGGCGCACCGATGCTAGGAAACGGCATCGCTAGGATTAATGGAACATCTGGTATCAGCGAGCCCACATCTTTTACATACGCTAATCCCAATCTTTCGTGATATTTGTAATCGTTACGTAATACTTGTACAGGCCCTTGCATGTATAAGTTATCAATAAATTGTGTACATCCGTTTATAATATCTTTGCGTAAAAATGAATCAAGCCCTATAAAATTATTAAACGGAGACCTCAGTAGCCATTGCTCAACTTCAAATTTAAAATTGTCATAGACGCTGTCCGTAATATCCTTGTCAATTTTTCCACTTAATACATCTTGCTGAAGTTGTTCAATTTTAAAATCAGTGAGAGGCTGCGGCCTCTCAATCTCAAGCCATTGTGCATCGTAAGTCGGTGCAATGGTTATTCTACTCATGTTTTATTTACACCATTAAAGTATCACATAAATATTTCATGCTAACTAAGTTACATTATACAGTCTCTACAAATCTGATACAAGACGCACTACAGTCCGTTCCGCCTACTGATTTCCGGTTGACTATTAATGAACCAACGGGTAGATTCTTTTATGATCCCTGGGAAACCAAATTAGAGTATAAAGATACAGCTTGGGAAAAGATTTTAAACACACTTCCTGTAGATTTTGGAGAAGCTAGGATTATCGGCTTAAAGGCAGGGGAATGTTATCAGTGTCATTCCGACATTGACGATCGTTACCATTTAAATCTTTCTGGTAGCGAAAGTTTTATAATTAACATTGATAGCCAAGAAATGTTTGAAACTACCCAAGATGGATTTTGGTATGAAATGGATGCTAGTCCGAGGCACAGTGCAGCAAACTTTGGCCAGATAGTTCGAGTACAATTGGTTGTAAGAAAACTATTGACCCCTAACATTTTGAACAACCCAATCGATGTTAAAATTACGCCATCGAGGTTAGATCAAAATAATGCTAGATTCTTTTTTGATCAAACTATTAGTGTGTGGTTGAATTATGCCAATAAAAATAATTTGATAACTGCATTTAACCACACACCGACTTGTGTTTCTTTCACTATAGAAAAGATAGCAATAGATGATTTGAAAAATATTTTATATCCTGAATTCGAGTTACACATATTATGATAGATACAACCAATTGGAAATATTACTACAAGCAAGATCCTGTAGATAAGATCCGATGTGCCACAAATTTATTGTACACTCCGTTGATTAATCCGGAGGGCAATATAATGTGCATGTTGTGGGATGAAACTAGTGAATACCAAAAAGAAAATACACGGCTTACAAAAGAATTAGTAGATTTCTTTTTTGAAAGAGAAGTTAAGTATCTTGAAATATTTCAAGGGTACAGTTGGGCACCTTCCATTATTGAAATTGATAAAGAAAACAAAAAGATTTTTATCGAATGGAATGTTGAAACTTGCAATGATATTGTATATACTGATAGCCGTGACATTGACAAAGAGTGCTCGGATTGGCAACCACAATTATTCAATATTTTAAAAGACGTTGTCTCTGCCGGGTATTACAAAATGGCGTTATATCCCCATTGCTTTTATCTAGATAAAAATAATAAATTAAAAACCTTTGATTTTTATTCTTGTATTTCTCATGAAGAGAGGTATCTTGAAAAAGCTAAAATAGAAGGTATGTTAGGCCAAGGATCAAGAACTCGATTTGATGAAGTTACTTCTGATGGGTTAATAGATTTTGAAATGTTTTTTAAAAGAACACTTTCAACACATGTGAAATGGCCAGGTGATCCGTTTCCAAAATTTTATAAAAGGTTATTCAATGAATAGTGTTACATCGTTAGGCACGTCAGGAGGAGAGTATAACTGGAGTCAACTGATTGCCGTTATATCATCCCAACAAGGAAAAACAATTACTACAGATCCAGAAATATGGAATTTAGAAACTCCGGGATACAAAGAAATATATGAAAGATGGCAAGCTGCTAATTTCAATATGGACAGTATCAAATGGACTAATTTTTATCCTAAAGAACATTTTGATGAAATGTTTGCAACAAAGTTTGCTAAAGACATGGGCGGTAGATTAGTACGTGCCTGGATAAGTCGAATAGACCCGGGCTATATGGCTCCGTGGCATTGGGATGTTGACGAAGAGGAAGCTGCTTATCTTGAAAAAGGAACTTTAACAAGATATAGTTGTTTTATGGAAGGTGCTAATCACGGCCATATTCTTATTGTAGGTAATGATTATCTGTACAATCAAGATTTTGGACAGTTGATAAAGTGGAACAATTACAAAGAATGGCACAGCGGAATCAATGCCGGACTACGTCCACAGTATATTTTTCATATAATTGTTCATAGTTAATCGTACATAGTTATTTGTAGAGTGTATCTTGTGTTGTATCCTATATTTGCCGGCCCGTGTACGGTCATAGGATCACTCCACTCAAATATATCACCGGCTTTATAATTTGCAGCAACTTTGTCATCGTAGACAAATATGTGTCCGGGTTCCCAATCTTGTAAAAACATAGTGTATCGTACCGGATTACTGACTTCAGTCAGTTGAGGGTCGATGTGCATAGCTTGGAACTCGCCAGGATATAACATTACAAACCACCAATTAACGTCGGTTCGTGTTTCAGGCAACTCAGGTAGAGTAAATTTAAAATTTTGCATTTCTTTAGATTTTGGATTCATCTGATGAAAGAAAAAATTATTATTTGAATAACCAGGTCGAGCCATTTCTTTAAATTTTTCAATAAATTTCATTAATAGTTCTCTAAATGATCAACGCCTAACTGTTTACGGAATGCTTGTGTAAATTTGCCGTCAATGCGTAACCCGTAGCTCTGTTCCATAATCTGTTCACCACCGTGCCAGTCAACATCATTCCACCATGCAGCACGGCAGTTCAAGTAAGTTTTATTTTTAGTCTCTGGATCCCACAGGTACATTGCCTTCTTAGTGTTAGGACGTATATGTATAAATTCATTACGATGCGGGACAACAACATTAACCCCATTCCGAGCATCTAAGTCTCTGTGTTCAAACGGGATGCCGTCTGCTTCGCAATGAAAGAATATAACACGCCCAATATCTTCAAACACTGTACCTACAAGGCTTTCGACCCACTTAACTACATTAGGGAAATATTGTGCTTCGGGTGTTAGTTTGCGAGGTGCTGTTCTATCGTCCCACGAACCTTCTTCCCACAAGTAATAATAGATGTAAGGATCATAAGCACCCATGGCCATTTTTAAGAAACGAGTGAATACGTTACGTTCTTGAAAGTTTTTAAAATTCTTAGGCATTAGTGCCATACCTGCTTGTTTAAGAGGCCCGTCTGGCAATGCTTTAAATTCTTCCATTGCTTGGTATATAGGTTTCCAGTGCAGCTTATAGCTCATATCATCAAAGGTAAACCCCGGTGCCATCCATGTACCTTCTTTAGCATGATGTCTTGCTACAGCAAATCCTGTTAGGATTTCTGGCTGCATTTTTTCAAATGCTTCCATATCCACATATTGTTCCATGTTGTAATATGTTTTATTGTTTATTCCGTGTATCATATTTTCTCTGATATTTTTCAGGTACAGTATCATATAAAGGTAAATTTTTATTTACTGCACCATCTCTAAGTATAACTTGGTGAACAAGTGGAGACACTGGTTTTCCTGGTAGCATATCGGCCCAAGACTCAGTTTGCTCTTCTTCAAGATCAATAGTACGTACATCCGGCCATTGAATAATTTTAACTAATATGCCATTAATACGCAAAGGATAATGTACTCTAATCCCATATTCTGGATCATACTCATGTTGCCATCCTTTCTTGTCACACACTGCAATTACCATTTCTATCAGTTCCGATAGAAATACTTTTTCCTCGCCAGGGTGACGGCCAATGTCTGTACCAACCCGAATTCGATACTGACTACAAATTCTATTACCGAACTCTTGTATTTCTTCTAAGCAGTATTCAAGCTGAGAAATAGTTTCAAGAGTGTAACTAACATTCTTAATTTTCATTCCTAGCTTTAAACAATTTTCAATACCTTCAATTTGTTTCTTTCTAACAGTTGCACCTTGATAGTCGGGGTGATTTAATCCAACCGTCCACAACACTTTCGGCATGTCTGCAAATTGTTCAGCATATTCGTAATCGGACAAATATACCCCATTGGTTAAAATCATAATTGCACGTAACTTGCCGGGTAATGATTGAATAGCCCTGCATAGTTCAGGAAGATCTTTTCGAGTCGTTGGCTCTGCGCCCATTAACGCAACAGCATACCCGTCATCATCCCAAGATTTTATTATATTAAGAATATCGTCTATTGACGGATCCTTACTCATATTGTCGGGGATTTGATAACAATGTGGGCAATTTAAATTGCATCTATTAGTGATGTCTAGACAATACGTAGTATTTTCAGGGATTGGATATGTATAGTTAATATAAAAATCAGCGTTAGGCTCTACAAGATATTCTGACTCTCCGTGCCATACGCATTTTTTACTCAACCAAATAGCACCGTCTCGTTCAAATCGAACTGCTGGCACATGTCTATAACAATGCTCACAAATTGATGTAGTGTCTGCTAATTTTTTCATATGTCCTGTCTTTGATACTTTTCCGGTATAGTATCAAATAACGGTAATCCTTTGTTTATTGCCTGATCTCTTAATATCACTTGATGCAATAAAGTTGACATTGGCTTTCCTGGCACAATGTTAGCCCAAGATTCACTTTGTACTTCTTCAAGGTCAATAGTTTTGACATCGCACCATTTAATAAATTTATGCTCTGCACCGTTAATATCTACAGCGTAGTGTGTTCTGTTACCACCAACAATATCCGGAAAATATGTCCAATTTTTTTCTGTACATATTTTTTCAGCTTCGCATACTAATTCCGAAAGATACAGTTCGCTATCTTCAGTCTCCTCCGGAACTCGACCAATATTAACTCCTACTTGTATTCTTGCATTATGACAAACGCCTCTTCGATGAAATGTTTGCACTTCCTCGAGAACATCAGTTAATTGAGTTAAATTGCCTAATGTGTAAGTTAATGTTTTAACTTCGAGCCCTAATTTAATGCAGTTCTCTAAACCTTCTAACTGCTTAACTCTAATATTGCCGCCGTTGTAATCTGGATGATTTAATCCAAACGTCCATTTAAGTCTAGGGATACCTTCGAATCTTTTTACATAATCCCATTTAGCAAGATACACCCCGTTAGTGACTATTATAACAGTTCTAGGTTTGCCGGGCAATGCCTGTATGGCTAACACTAAATCTGCAAGATCTTTTCTTACTGTAGGTTCTGCCCCAACAAGACTAACAGGCAAACCGTCATCGGGCCAAGATTGTACCTGCATTAACAAATAATCAATGTCTGGGTCTTTGCTAGTGTTATCTGGAATTTGATAACAATGTGGACAATCTAAATTGCACCTATTAGTAATATCTAACCAATATGAGCTAGGAGTTCGGCGAGTATATTTTTGACTTTTATAAAATTCTGTGTTAATATCTAATATTGCTTCTTGATATCCGTGTTTGGCGCACGTCTTACCTAACCACATTGCTCCTTCGCGCTCAAACCGTTCTGCAGGAATATGTCGATAACAGGTTTCACAAAGTGATACAGTTTGGGTAGTCATTAAAATCCTAAATTATATTTGTCTCACGATATTTATGGATAAATTAAATACAACCTATGAAATACGAATACTACTACAATCAAGTGCCTGGACAAGAGCCCTGGCGAAATAATTTAATTTACACTAGTTTAATATCTGAAGATAAGAAAACTTTTGTACAATGGTACCATAACGACAGTGACTATCACAAAGGACAGAACCAAGTAGTTGATCCGGATCTAATGGAAGCTAAATGGAATAGAGAAGTAGAATATCTGAAATATGTTAAAACTGCATTTACACATTTAATTCCTGTTATTTTAGATATCGATTATACAGAACGAAAAATCTATTTAGAAGTAGACGGAGTTGATTTTTGGCAGCAAAGTTTAGATCAACAATGTTCTTTTGATGTAGTGTTGCCCGATTGGCAGGATCAAATGTTAAGATCTTTCCAGGCGCATCGTATGTTAGGATTATACAAGTATAGTATGCATCCTAGTAGTTATTTTTTAGTTGAAGGTCAGTTAAAAACTATAAATTATTTCTTTTGCTATCACGAAGATGAAGGTCCGATTAGCATTAAAGATCATCTAAGTCACATTCATTCTAACAGACAAGAAGAAATGAAAAAATACACTGACAGTTTAGGAATCGGTTGGGACACTCCGCAGCCACTAGATACTCTTCAACAATTATGTTGGGACAGTTTTAGCAATATGTACCCTGCAGACTTTATTGAGAAAATAAAATGTTTAAAGTAGTTCCGTGGTCGGCAGAATTAGATTTGACAGAATTTTATACTACTGCTGAATCGAAAGGATTTACTAACAATGCTAGTCAACGGATGTTAGTAGACAGCTTATCAAAAGAAAAAGCCTGGGCCGTTTGGATTCTTTATTATTATGATAAAGCAATAGGCAGTGTAGCTGCACACAGCTTTCCTGAGATGGGAGAAGATGCCTTTCGAATAGCTGCACGTACATGTGTATTCTCAGATCATATTCCTATTCCTAGTATACGCACACGTAATCAAATAGTCACACATCAGCATGTTACTAGTCAGTTTTTAATTCCGGCATGTATTGAGTGGACTCCCCCGTGGGCCGATCTATATATTACCAGTAACGAGAGTAGCGTAGGCACCCAGCGTCTAGTGCATAACATTTTTGGTCCTGTTATGGAAGCTAGTGGGCAGATGAAACGTATTAAAGAAATTGAGTATCGAGGAACCCAACAAACAGTATGGCAATTATTTCCAAACAAATTTTTAGAGGAATTGGAGAAATATCCTAGATGGTAACAAAATTTAAAACTGACAAAGAAAAATCTATCCTATGTTGTATAGTTGACAATTTAGATTCTTGCCATAGTATTTGGGCAAAAGATGTTAACATTAATTTAACTGATTATATGGTGCATAGGTTTGCTGTAAAACAATTTGATGTGTATGTGGGGGAAAATGAAAACGAATTATTATATCATGCAGCCACTGATGGTTATACTCACGCAGTAATTATAGCCGGCGGCACAAGTTTAGGACTGTCTGATAGATTGTTCCCAGCCATAGAACAAAAGTGTACAGAAGAATTTTTTATTGCGGGACATATATTAGATAGAAGCACTCATTCTTATTTTAAAAATGCCTGCTTTGAATTACATCATCAATTTTATATTATAAATTTAGAAGAGTATGCGTTATTAGGATTTCCAGCAGTAGGCAATGAGTCTATCGAATCGTACAGTCAATTAGAACCGTTGCGAAGTGTAGAGTACCAATATGACGATCACGAAATTCCGGTGTGGATTAAGACTGGTACTGAAATTAAAACCTATGACACTAAACTACACGGCTGGAATATTTTAAAAATTGCTTTTGAAAATAACAAGACACTAATTGATCTTGGAGAAAGTATTCGAGACAGTAAAAAATACATATACTACGAACATGATCATGTGTTTACAAGAATGTATTCAGAAATTAAACAACACCAGTTTTTTTGCGACAATTTTTTTGCCGGATGGAATTCTGATCCTCTTAGAGAATCTATTGAGTTTGATGGTCCTGTAGAACAATATGCAACAGTTGGTATTGGATTTAATTGGATTCGTAATTTGCAATTAATTGGATTTACCAAAGACACTAAAGTTATCTTTACAGACATTAATTATAATTGTTTAATGTTTATGAAAGAAATGGTAACTAACTGGGACGGTAAAAATTACGCTGAGTTTTATAAACAGAATATGCCTATAGTACCAAACGGCCCAATTACTATTTCAGAATCTTATTTTACTCAAATTGATGAGCAGTGGAAAATGTTTCTTTCAGTATTCAATGATTGGGACACAGTATGGTCACAAGTTAAAAAATTAAGTTATGAATATATCTCAATTGATTATACTGCTGCACATAATTTTAATTGGTTAGAGCCTAATAAAAAGACTTTGTTGAATCTTAGTGATCTTTTTAATCACGGTCCGTATATTGCTAACTTGCCATTAAAATATAGAATTGCTTGCGAAAATAAAATATTAGGAAAATTAATTGAGCTCGATCCTAATATAATATTAATGTTGACATCTAGGGCAGCAGATGGATATGAATTAGAAAGAACCGTTCAGCACAGCTACGGTCCAGTTACTAGTTTTGAAATGACTGATATTTCGAAACTTAAAAAATTACCGTGGCACCAAAATGACTGGTTTAATAAAGGGTGCAAACCACTCGGTGTTGATTAAGAATAGTCTTGGTCTGGAAAGTTAAAAACAATTCGATGTAGCAATCGATCAACCATTCCTGGGAATTGCCATCTTTTATGTATTCCCAGCCATTGTTCAGAAATAATTAGATCCCCATCTTTCCAATCGTGATGATACAGATATTTTTCCTGCACAGTATGTTCTGATAAAAACGTCATAAGTTTTTCTGATTCATCTTTGTCGACACCTAGTAAACTGTGTATTTGTAGGAACGGAAAAAACAATCCAGTATTACCGGCAATATTTGTATGAACAATGTTAGGAGTAAATTCTTCTACACCTGGTTCGTTATCGTCGTTATCACGCCAATGCTTCATTCGAGCTTTTAGCGGAAGCAGTTTATTTTTTGTATCTTGATCTAAATCATTATACGATAAAATGTTATTATTCCACGTAGTCCTAGATCCAACAGTTCCCTTGATTCCGTATAGCCAAACTATTGATCTTCTTTCGTGTCGAGTAGCGTCATTGCAGTGCCATTTTAATTCATCATCGTCTCCTGCAAATCCCGGATTACCGTGTTCGTCGACATCTCCAGTAACTCGTATAACATATCCTTCACTATCGGGCACTATGCAATTTCTATACCCTGCTTCGGCTTCTCGATTATCAGGATCAAACGAATAAGGATCCTTAAACATCTTGATAACTCTAACTTCTTCTTCAGTAGTTAAGAATTGATCACGAATTACTACACAAGTATTTTTTGCAATTAATTTTGCTAGATAATTAATATCTTCTTGAGTAATAGTTTTAAGATCAATCTCGTCAACAATTACTGTCCATCCATTTTCGTGTATATGATATTTCATGTTAGTCCTTATGCGTACATATCAAGAGGTACATATGTTCCTGTAACTCCAGCAAGCGTAGCTGCCATATTCATAGTTAATTTCCATTCGTCTGTAGAATCGTGTTTAGCAATTATTAAATGAAATCTATCTTCGTCACTTTCGTTTACCACACTATGCTGATAGCTTAGATTCATAGCATACATACTTCCTGGGGCCATAATTAACTCTTGGCCGTTGTTCCATAGCCATTTACAACCTAGCGGATTATTAAGAGCTACGTTGACATTTTCTACAAATTTCATCTTACCATCGGAGTGCATACCAATCCATCCGCCTGGTTCCAATAGCATTAATCTTACTCTACCATATTTTTTACATGGAAAACTATTTAATAAAAAATTCATAATAGTAGGACATTCTTTTGCAGCATCTGTCCACACAAAATCTTTTGCAGCATCTGCACCAGAAGCGTATCCGTACTCGTCCCAATTTTCAGTTTTAGATTCATGTAATCCGTATAGTGACAATGAAGACCACCCTCTGTGACTAGACTCATCGTATCGATGAGGAATAAATCTATGACGCAGTGCTTGAGCTTCAGCAAGCATTAGTTTGTGATCAAACGGAATATCTAATTTTAGATACCTTGCATCTGATTCAAAATAATCTCTCATTGATATTCCTGATCCGGATAATTAAAAACCGATCTCTGCAATGATCGTTGTTTAATATGATTGCAATGATGCCGTTTATGTAGACCAAATCTTTGATCTGTAAAAACAACATCGCCGTCATCCCATGTGTGATGATAACAGTATTTTTCTTGTGTAATATGATCAGAAACTTTTTTAATTAGAGCTTTACTATCTGCTTCTGACATTCCTTCAAACCCGTGCAATTGGTTAAATGGGAAATATAAACCTTTTTGCCCGGATAGATTAGATTGAACAACCTTAATGCCGGATTGATTTAATCCTGAACTTGGAGGCCTCGGTAGTCCGTACTCGTCAACAAACTGAAGATCTTTATTAAAATCTATTCCAGTTAACAATATAGCAGATAGCCCATCTAGTGAATTTTTAGTATCTTGATCTAACTCTGAATAAGCCAATAAATTGTTGCACCAGCTAGTAGTTGAATTGTTCGTTCCATAATTTGCAATTATCATAAGCAGCATACATTCAAGATTAGGCCAATGCGGATCACTATGCCATATTACTTCGGCAACGCTTTCGGCAATACCAGGTACACCATGTTCGTCCTCGACTCCGCCAACTCTAAGAAACAGTCCATCGGTGTTTGGTACAACTATGCTTTGACTATCTGGATGAAACTCTGGATCTAGAAATACAGGATCTTTAAACATTTTAGTAATGCGTAACTGTTCTTCTAAAGATAAGTTTTGTTTTTTAGCAACCACTAGAGTATTAGTGTTTAACAACAACGCTATTTGATTGATGTCTTCTTGTGTGGCTGTTTTTAAATCAAAATCTATTAAAACAGTCCAACCGTTTTTGTCTAGTGTGTACTTCATTGTTATTGATAATTTTGATCAGGAAAATCCATTACGGCCCTGTGTACTAACCTATTTTTAATCCCTTCAAATCGCCACCGTTTGTGTATTCCTAGCCACTGCTCGCTAAGAACAAGATCGCCATCTTCCCAATCATGGTGATAACAATATTTTTCTTGGGTTGTGAATTCAGTTAGGGGTTTAATAATTTTTTGACTTTCTTCTACAGACCAGTCTTTAAATCTGTCAATTTGTAAAAACGGAAAATACAAACCCTTGATACCTGCAATATTTGTATGAACAATATTAGGAGTAAAATCTTCTACAGCTTCGCCACCGCCTTCCTCGGCATCTAGTCTAGCACAGTGATTCATTCCTTTTTTAGCAATAATTTTTACATCAGCTAATAAATCCTTCATACTTTGATCAAGGTCACGGTACGTCATAATATTATTATTCCAACTGGTACGAGACCCGACTGTTCCTTTTACGCCATAGAGCCAAACGACTGGTCTACGATCTGCACGATAAGGGTGATTACAATGCCATGTCATCTCGTCAACATATCCGGCAATGCCTTCCATTCCGTGATCGTTTAATGCTCCTGACACACGACAGATGACTCCTGTTGGATCTTGCGTTAAATCTGCAGCACTATGAATAAAATCAAAATCAGTTGGTTTATAAAGAGGCTCTGGATTCTTAAACATGTTTATAACTCTTAATTCTTCAGTTACAGTTAAGAATTGTTTTTTAACAACCACACATGTGTTAGTAGATAACAATTTAGATATTTGGTTAATTTCATCTTGACTGATTGTTTTGAGATCCACGTCGTCTAAAATAATAGTCCAACCGTTTTCGTGCAGATGATAATTCATATAGTATCCTTTTATCTATTATATATCACTAGTAATGGACCACCACTAAATAATTCATGGATTATAAAAACATAATAGCCGCTGGATTAAATTTGGACATCGATTACAAAAAAATGTCTCAGGAGTTATTAGCGGCCATGCACTCGGATAAATGTGTACCATTTTCATATCCTGCAGAACGAGGGTCTAAAGAAGAGGTTACTGCGTATTCATTATTTTTACGCAATAGCACAGCCCCTATTGAGTATAGTTATAGGGGTGCCAAGTCCGGAACTATTGATTCATATGAATGGTGCAACTTGGAAATACCGTATACACAGTCTATACTTGAATCGTTACCTTTTCAAAAGTTAACTGCTGTGCGTGTTGTATACTTTCCAGATGTTCCGTGTGTCGAACACACAGATTGGGATAATAGTGACGATCATCTGCATACTTTAGGGTTGAGTATTATTCCCTCTACGGCTAACACATGGTGTGAAGTTTGGAGTGAAAAATTAAACGAGTACGTATCTATCCCTGGTAATGCTATGTTATTAAACGATTCTATAAAACACAGAGTCCCTAAAGGTCTAGGGACTCGAATTACTATGCGTGTATTTGGGGAAGTTGATTACAAATGGTTCGAGGATAAAATCATCCCCGAGCATTGTTACTATCGTTAACCTAGTACTACCCAACCAGCTGAACCACCACCTCTATAGCCTTTAAACTCATTAGTAGTTGAATCGTATACAATCCATCCTGCGACTGGGCTTGTCGGTAAACTTCCAGTAGCATAACTTGTTGCTTTGAAAATTGGAGCAGATAAAACTCCTTTGCTGTCGTAGGTTAGTATATTGACACCACCGGCATTATTTCCAGTAACAATAGATAATTTAGATCCTGGGTTATCGTCGCTTAGGGTCGCAGTAGATTCCCATTCTGCAAAGAATGTTGCGGCAGATTTAAAAGCATTAACAGCATAGCCCTGTATATTAAAACCGCCAAGTTTGTCACTCGCCGCAGTTGTTGTTGGAACAGCAACAGTTCCTTTGGATGCTTTAATACCATAGAAAGGCATGCCACCAGAGGAGCCTGTGGTTAATGTTTTAATCTCAAAAGGTTCAGAATTACTGCTAGTCAACGTTGACGTAGCGGTACCAATATTAATAGTACTATTAGTGAATGTATAATCACCTAAACTAACTTGGGTAGCTGTGCTAATAGCCACGCCACCAATTGTAGATCCGGCTGGAATATTAACAAGGCCGCCAGCGGAAGAAATTGTTCCGTTACCAGGTAACGTCAATATACCATTGTTTCCAAACGACCATGTTCTAGTAGTAGAACTACCGAATGTATATATGTCGACACCTGTTAATTTTGCTGAAACACCAATTGTCGAGTCGTAAGTGGTAATGCCAATATTCTTTGTAGGAGCAGCTTTTATGTATGATATAGCACCAGAAGTAGAAGATGTGATTTCTACACCGTCGGCTAGTGTTAAATTGCCATTAGATTCTAATGAAATATCATTTAAACCGTTAATTAAAGTATTAATTGATATATTGGCACTACCGTTAAAGTTTACACTATTGATTGTTCTGGTATTTTGTAACGTAGTTGCAGTACTGGCATTACCGAATGTATTACCACTTAGATCACCAACGAATCCACCGGCTGCTGTTATAGTTCTTGTTCGAGCATTTAACATCAACGTACTGTCATCACCTACAATATTAATATTGTAATTCATGCCTGCAATGACGCCGTCGCCGGTACTAGTGCCTGTACCGATTACTACACCGTTTACAGTTGACCCGGCAGGTAAATTAACTGCTGAACCCGAAGCTGTAATTGTTGCTCCGCCAAGTTTGATGCTAGACCCGCTTAGATACAAATCTCTAAATTTGTAAGATGAACTACCTAAGTCATACGTTTCAGTAGCATTAGGAATAATATGACCTTGAACAGTTCCGCTTAGATTAATTTTTCCAGCAAGTGCATCAACTAAAATTGTAGAATCTTCGCCAACTAATGTACCTTTGAATGCGTCTGCTCTAATAGTTCCTGCGTAGTTTGAAATTTCTATATCTACGGCTGCACTAACTAGTTTTGTTGTGCTGTTATAACTAAATGTAATGCCAGTGTGAGAGCCGCCAGTAAACATGGCAGCAGTAAAATCTTTAATATCTTGTTGGGGAAGATTAGCAATGGCCACACCGCCCGCGGTTACTCCATTACCTATGTACAAGGCCCCGGTATCTGTAATATAGACAAGTTCACCGGAAGCATAGGTTTTGCTTGCTCTTTGACTCGCGAGTCCTCTTCGTAATTGTAAAGGCATTCTAGCACTCCTGATTTTTCAATTATGTTGTATTTATGCCGGTGCTCAACATATAAACCTAGAAAAAACAGTCAAAAAGATAGGGCTCTAAGAGCCCTATCTTGTACTACATTGTAGGTCCATTACCGTTCTTAAAGCCTACTACACCACCTTCTGCTTCGATGCGTTTGATAACATCTTCAAACAAAATAGGTGCAAAGTCTGGGATTTGTTCCACACATACGCAATGATACCTAACATCGATTTCGTCACTGTATAATGTAGCACCTGTTTTAGCATCAACACCACGAGCTTTCAACACACGATTTGTGTGTAAGTGTCCGTGGATGTTAACACCGAAACGACCTAAACTTGCTTCGTGCAAGGGAATATGACTTAAAATCATTCCATTCATAACATGGTAAGCACGTAATTCTCGGAAGTATTCGCGGTACTCGTCGTCTCGAAAAATGTCATGGTTACCTCGGATCAACACTTTGTCTCCGTTTAAACGTGCTAAAGTTTTTAAACTTTTACGATTGATAACAACATCACCCAAGTGGTAGACTTTGTCGTTGGGTCGAACGCGATCGTTCCAAGCGGCAATCATGGCTTCGTCCATTTCGTCTGGATCAGTCCACGGGCGAATTTTTGTTACTCCGTCTGCTTCGGTAAAGCGGCAAACACCCGAGTGACCAAAGTGTGTATCGCTTACTAAAAATACTGCTGGCATAATGCCCCCTATTCTTTTAAATTCTTCGTTTTTTCCAAGTATAATCAACACCGTCTGGGCATTTGCCGTCAACAATGCTGTCTGCCCCAAACTTGCCTACAAGTTCCATTCCATTAACTTGAATAGTAACAAATTCTCCAGTTACTTTAGCCCATGCCATTGCCAGGGCTAATGTTTCAAATTCTTGTGTTTTTGTTTTGCTTTTTACTTCTATCATTTGTCTATTGTAACACCAAAAAGAAACCCCGTCAACCAAAATCAACGGGGTGTTGCATAGATGCCACAGGCTTACCCGTAATTTTTCTTAAGTCTATCTAATAAATTTTGGCAATCAATACAGGTCTTGCAACCACGTAGTGCCTGTTGTCTTGCTAAAGGAATCTCTTCACCGCATTCGTCACAGTGACTTTGACTGGGGCCTGTTGGAATAGCAGCCCGAACTCGTGCTACCGCATCTGCGTTAGCAGTCACTGACAGCAATTGAGCCATGTCGGCTTCTTCTAAATTGTCACCTTGAATGCTTTCGTATTCTTTAATCATACATTCTTCCTTCAACTTTATGTTTTTACATTAAATATTATAGCATCATTTTGCGTGTGTGTCAAGTGGGGATATCGGTATATTATTTACTAATAAATTGGAGCGGGAGACGAGATTCGAACTCGCGACATTTACCTTGGCAAGGTAATGCTCTACCAACTGAGCTACTCCCGCATAATACTGGTCCGGCGTAGAGGAATCGAACCTCTATTGATAGCTTAGAAGGCTACTGTATTATCCATTATACTAACGCCAGAGAATTATTGATATTCTATATCCGCCGCAATAATAAATCTATAATCGGCACTCTGAACTATGCCTGGCCTATGCCATTGATCACTAGGATAAATTAACCAAGTGTAATCACTAGGACGTACAAAAAACTTTTCGTCACCGTCTGGTCCGTTAGGAGCCATTTCAGTACCGCAAGTATCTCGATTCTTAACATCTTGCGGAATATGCAAATACATAATACCACTCATCATTTTACTATCTGGATTTTTTGGGTGCCAATGATTGTGCCAATATGTATCTCGATTTTCTACTGTATCTAAATTGGTCATAAATGACCAAGCCATCATTTCAGATACTCGAACCTCGCGGCCCAAATACATGAATACACTGAATAAGAAACTCATTCGATACTTTAACCAAACAGCTTCGGGTCTGCTGAAGATATTTTCTTGTGTCTGGTATGGTGGACTATTTTTAAAATAGTTGCCAGCGGCAATTATCTGTTTAACAATATCTATTGCTGTTTGATTGTCTTGCTCTGTAATCGTGGAACTAAAATCAAACTTGCGAAAAACATCGTTAGAATCGATAACAGTATCAGGCATAGTCAATATTTCCCGATACAGCAATACGATATCCATCTGAACTGTAAAACGGATTGACTGAATGGGTCATTGGGCCGGGAAATACTACAATTTTATTTTCAAAGGTAGAATCTACTGGAATAACCCAAGGACGAATACGTCCTAGCGCATCTGTATAATGGAAATTAAATGAAGGTATAGTGTTAATATATTTGTCTTGAGTTGAACAGTATTCTTGTTCTTCCGCAATAGTGTATGGCACTTGTACCCAAAGAGCGAAACTGAACAAGCCTTGATGAGTGTGTCCGGTAAAGAATTCATGCTTAATTTGAAAGTTAACCCATGCTGTAGAAATAGCATACTGGTGCTCACCTTTCAACCCAAAATCAAAAACCTTTTGATATTCTGTTACTAGCGGAACTACTGCATCGAAGATTGCAGGCAGCGATTTTGTCAGTGTGTATTCTTTTTTGATATTGCCAGCATGACTGTGATGTATTTGTTCAGCAGTGTCAAAGTTGGCCTGTATGTCTGCAATTTCTGCTTTGATAGTACTTACTTCTTCTTCGGACAGCGTAGCGCCTACAAATCCCAAATTAGGAAAGTTGCCATAATAATGTTCAGTGCTCATTGTGTCCTTTGTATGGAGCGGAGTGAGAGAATCGAACTCTCGACCGAAGATTGGAAATCTGCTGTTTTACCATTAAACTAACCCCGCATTGTTCTTTTATTTAATCTTACTTCTGTTTGTAGTTGATATTCATGACTACACGACGATCTGATTCTGTCGGAGTAGTACCACTATGATAATGTAATCCATTGAAAATAACTAATCTATTTGCCTTTGGTGTAATCTCTGCTTTAACTGTTAATTTGTGTTTGATAGACTTGCATAGTTGCACTGAACCAATACCCAATCCCGGCTTGAATTTTTCATTGTATATAATAGTATCACCGTCGGCATCATTTATGTATAACAAAACTGTTTGATGAGTATTATCAAAATCAACATGTGGTTGTGTGATATATGACTTATCTGCAGTTGTATTACAAATTATTCTTACCCTGCCTATTTCAACACAGGGTTCATTATTGTTAGCTAATACTTTAGATAATTCAGACTCGATTAGTGAATACAGTTCGGGAGTAAATTTTTGTTCTAATCCCGAGTCAGCAACAGTGTGTACCCACCCAATTAAAAAACTATTTTCATTAGAACCGTCATCTTCATTGACTCTGCGGCCGTAATGCCAATCAAATCCAAATCCAAGAATTTCTTCTTGTATTTTTTTGAATATACTTTCTGAAAATGCGTTATCAATTATTATCATGTTATTGGTCGGAGTACAAGGATTCGAACCTTGGACCCCCTGGTCCCAAACCAGGTGCGCTACCAGACTGCGCTACACTCCGAATTTTTTACTTAAATCCAAACGGACATTTAGATTCTTCTTTTTGATTATGCAATGCTCTATGCTGTCCGGCCCACATGCTTTTGCGTGTGTATGCGTTAGACATTTTTGCATATTCTGTATCGTCGATTAGATGACATTTTACATCTACTTCTTTTTCAGATAACGGAATTAAATGTACTAGAGGATCACCTGCATTAAAAGTAACAGTAGATCCTTTTTTAATGAAAACATTTAGATGCGTATTATATTGTGCTTTAAAATCAAGTACAGCTGATAGTGCATGATACGTTTGGTGACGATCAGTATTATTATAGGTACATTGATTCCATGTAAAATTAACACCGGTCTTTTCTTTAATTAACCAAGGGCTAGAAATCTTTACATGTTGAAACCCTTTGTACAGGCTATCCCAATACATAAACGGAGGATGAGGATTAGCATCTAAGTCATTCATAGGATCGTGCTTGTAAAACAATCCATCAGTCATCATTTCAATTTTGAAGTCACTCCAACAAGGCATTATAAACCCAGTAGTAAACAAGTTAACAATACCAACGCATCGCTTTGCTGTTGGCACAGGAATGGTTTCTTTACTTTTTGGGTCCTGAAGTGACTTTACATCAACTAACGGTGGCAGTTGTCGCCATTCTTTAGGAGCATATTTGTGTGCATGATCAATTTTGAATAGATCATATATTGCCGGATTGTTAATAAAACAATCAACTGTTATTTTTTTACGTTTGATAAAAAACATTATGTCCTCAAATTGGTTGCGGGAGCCGGATTCGAACCGACGACCTTCAGCTTATGAGACTGACGAAATGCCAACTTTTCCATCCCGCGATAACTTTATAGAGGCTCTCTGTGGCGCTTGAATCCTTGACGGCCCTACTCTTCGTGGCACCTCTTGCGTCGACCGGTATCATAGCAAGTTCAGTGTAGTTCCATTGTAGCCGCTCAAAGAGCTTTTATAAAGTGTCTAGCTACTCACACCACATGAGCCCTAGACTGAGCTGTTACTCTGTCCATAACGTTTATTCTTATGGGAAGGTGTTAGACCTCACCTACGGTTTTTTCCTAGGCCCCTAAGGAGGGCTGTGTGGTAAGTCCGTATGTACCAAGTTGTCGTTAAGGAACTCAACCATCACCTAACTCTTTAACGCTGAGTTAACGCGGGGTTTATTACAGCAGGCCTTCGACCTTTAGCAATTCGTTTACATCGTCACTGAGGGGAATCTCAGTTTTAATGTTGAGCTCAAGAATCTCATCATTGATTTTCTGTTTTTGCTTCTTGAGATTTTGAACCTCTGCTTTTGCCATTTTGATCTGTTCTTGGCTTACAACACTAGTAGATACCGTATCATCACGACCATACAAACTTGCACGACTTTCGTCCTTGCGATTACGAATCTTATCCAACTTACCTACTAATACTTGTTCTTCCATCATTGGAGAAAGAGCAGTAATGTCTTCAAGTTGATTGATACGCTTGTCCACGAAGGCAGCAGTTGCTAATTTTAAATCAATTCCTGAACTAGCATTGGCTGTGCCAACAAGTCCACGAATGTTGTATAACGCCAACAACAGTTTTTGACGACGTGCATCGTTTTCAAACAGCATGGTGTTTGCAGTCTGCAATGTAATTGCAGGATCTTGAAATTCATTGATTTCAATATTGGTGGTGATCTTAATGTTGCGAATAGCTTCATTGATCAAGTTCTGCAAGACGTTTGCCTTGCGTAACGAAATATTCATTTTATCTCCTAATAGATTTTAAATAGTCCAATTGAGTATACTTGCCTTGTTCGATTTCTCTCAATGCAGTAACTACTGGACCGTTGTCGGATACAACCATTGGAGTTGCTCCGCGACGCAATTCTCTTGCTCGCTGGCTAGCTGCCAACACTAGGTCGTAACGGTTTCCGCCGATTGCTTCAACTGCTCTTTGTGATGTAATTCTAGCCATGATATCCTTTAAGTTAAAAATAACGGGTCAACGAAAGGTCAAGTAATAGACCGGACAATATGCAACGGAAGGGTTGTAATCTTCCTTTGACAATGTGCAATATACAATACACAGAGGTCCATATATTTCCGATTAACAAATGACATTCTATTAGGGTCGGATCACATAAACACGTTCCATTGTTCAGATGGTTGTAAGTTTGGAGTAAGCATGAAGCTCACACCTTTGTGTCTATTCTCATCTACCCTTCGCTTTACCGGTTGTATATTGCTACACAACAAAACTATTATAACACTTTTTAGAGTGTTTGTCAATCTTTTCTTGGAATTAATTTAACATCCCATGCCAAAATAGTTCTGTGTCCTTGTCCTTGCCACGGATATACGGTATGTGGAAGATGACTTGGAAATACTACCATTTTCATAGGCTGCGGAGTAAATCTCCACGCATCAGTAAAAATAAAATTTAAAGGGTTTCTAATGACCGGCAATCTAAATTCAATGTTTGCATCACTGCTGTTTGAATTTAAATCTAAGTCTGGAACATCAATATACATATTTCCACTAATGTGTGCTTCGTGACTATGTAATGCTTGATACTGACCACTTTCTTGTCTAATAGTCCATGCACTAATTAATACAGGCTCATAATCACTGAGATCATTTCGTACTAATGTTTTCAATATAGTATCAATATAAACTCGGCATCTTGATTCAACAAACGTTTTTAGATCAGTAGTATCTAACCCAAATTCGTTTGGCAATAGCTGTATCTGTTGTCCGCCACGAACACTGATATTAGAATTACCAGCATCATTAAATTGAGACTGATGATGTGCATAATCTACTTGACTTTTAAAGTTAGTATATAGTTCAGCAGGCACATCATCTACTGCAACTACTGTTGGATTAAAAAATGCAAATTTCATCGATTACCTTTGTTTTGGCTCCCCTACGTGGGCTCGAACCACGGACATTTTGATTAACAGTCAAACGCTCTACCGGCTGAGCTATAGGAGAATATTTTGGTGCCCCTTGTCCGACTCGAACAGACCACCTACTGATTACAAATCAGTTGCTCTACCAGATGAGCTAAAGGGGCAACGTTGTTACTTAGTTCTTGCTTCTAAAGTTCTAATGCGACTTTGAATTTTTGCTTTGTCTTTTGGCTTGCTAGATTTCTCTAACATGCTGGTTAACTGTGTTAAATTCAATGGACCCAAACGTGTCTTACCGTTTCGGGTTAGCATCGGACTTGCTGTTTTAATATTTTTACCACCGGCACCTTTTGCCATGCTAGTATCCTCGTTAAATTATTGGTGGAGGTGACAGGACTTGAACCCGCTACCTTGACCTTGCAAAGGTCCTGCTCTACCAGATGAGCTACACCCCCAATACATTACTCTGCTCTACCACTAGTGCAACTATTATTCCACAACTCTGATGCTTGTTTTTGATACTGTGCTAAATCCCATGCATCTCGTGCTGCCTTAAGTTGTTCTTCATTGAGTCCGTGCCAACCGATACATTTACCTGTTGGGCTACGACCGCAACCACACTTGCCAAATTCTGTTACATCTTCTTTTACACGTATTTGCATTTTGTCTTTCTTCCCAAAAATAAGTTCAAAACTGTTGTCAAATTCTTCTTGGCTGACGCTAAACGGTCTTGCTTTAGATCCCTTGCCCATGTCAGCTTCCTGAAGACACGGTCCCAGATGCATGGGTGGTAAAATTACCATTTCCTGGTTTGCGTGGTTCACGTTTTGGTTGTACGGCTGCATTCAATTCTGCATCAATCATGGCACGTTTCCACTCGCCTCGTTTATGCGGATCTAGTACTTTACTCAATGCTAGACTTGCTTTAGTCAAAGAACTCATTCTATAATTTGGACCTGGTTTCATATGTTTTTCTCTCTTTTAAAAATTGGCGGAGCATGTAGGAATCGAACCTACTCACCCATTGCTGAATGACAGATTAGCAATCTGTTGCCTTAACCGGTCGGCCAATGCTCCGTAATACTTGGTGGGTCGTGACAGTCTCGAACTGCCGACATTCTGCGTGTAAGGCAGACGCTCTACCAACTGAGCTAACGACCCTTCTTTTATATGGTGCCCCAACCGAGACTCGAACTCGGACGCTCGCGCACTGGCTTCTAAGACCAGCGTGTCTACCAATTCCACCATCGGGGCAAAATAACAACTTAAATTTTTAATGAACAAAGTATATTATATACGATTCGTTACAGTCTGTCAACTTACTGTTTGTAAATATTTTTTAATAGATACTCAAAATGAGTTGGCATTGCAGATATCTTTCTTTCCATCTTAACTTTGTGTAGTGCTAATGATTTTTTATATACTTCTAATGCTGTTAACACTTCCGGATGTAGTTTACTAGTAAATTTCATGTGTCTAGGACTTATTGGAGTATAGCCCATGCCAGCAGCAATATAAATCAATCCTGCTAAATCCATACCAAATTCTTTTTTATTAATCTGTTTGGCAAACTCAACGTATCCGTCGCTCAGTGTAGTCCACTCGCCACTGGATAAAATCTTAGAATATGTTGTTTGCTGTGTTGCATATCGCCAGTATTCTGTATCCGTTCTTGACGACAATGCATAATGCATACTAACAAAATCTTTAAACGATAAAATTTCATTTAAGAATGTTGAATTATACACGTCAATATCAAATTGATTTACATTACCGTCTTTTAAATGCAGTGTATCAATTAACTTCATGATTGAGTTATGTGTAATTAATAAACCTGTTGATTCTAAAGGCTCGATAAAACCGTTAGACAGACCAATGGCCACTACATTCTTTTCCCAAGAACGTTCGTGAACACCATGGCGAATTTTGATATGTTTAAAGACTGCGGCATCAGCACGAGCACTATCTGGACAAATCATGCGATTGGATTTTAAATGCTGTCTAAACTGTTCTTCTGCTTGTGCCTGTGTTGCAAACTTACTAGAATACACATAGCCGGTTCCTATACGATTCCATACAGGTATATTCCAGACCCAGCCATTTTCTATAGCAGTACAGTTAGTAACACTTTCCATTTCTCGTTCTTTGTCGATGTATGGAAGATGTGTAGCAATGGCGCTGTCATTTAATAATGTATCACCAAACGATTTAAATGCTACTCCTAGCGTTTCTTCTAAAAGATAGGATTTAAACCCTGTACAGTCGATAAACAAATCTGAGGAGACATTACTGTCGTTGTCTAAAGTAATGCTGTCAATTCCGTTGTTGCTAACTTGCACATTTTTTACTTCTGCTAAAATATGTGTTACGCCTCTGGGTTTACAATAGTGATCTCGCAGATAAAGTCCAAATAACGTTGCATCAAAATGATACGCAGTATCATATGTAAAATTAAAATTTGATAATTCGTTACGACTGTTGTTGGTAAACTTATTAGCATTGGTCATCAATACATTATCGTGATAATATTCTGCAAATGTATTAGACGCTAACTCTGGGGCTTGGGTCTTTGCCAAGAACCATTCCATAATACCAAATTTTTTATTATCAACCTTAGGACTGCCAAAAGGATAATGAAAACTTTGAGGTTCTTGTAATCTTTCTTTAAAGTCTGTAAACTTAATAGATGTCTTGTACGTTGCATTGCAATGCGGCATCCATTCTTCGTCTTTTAAATCTAGCGCATCAAGAAACACATTAAACCCAGCCAGTGTGCTTTCTCCAACTCCAATGATATTAATGTTTGGTGATTCAATTAAAGTTATTTCAATGTTGGGTACTTGTGCAATTAATCCGGCAGCAGTCATCCAACCGGCACTCCCGCCACCTACAATTGTTATACTTTTAATTTTCATATTACTATGTATCGCCGATGTGTGGTACCCCAGGCGGGATTTGAACCCGCATTAAAATTTCTCCTTTTGAGAGAGACGACTTTGCCAATTTGTCTACTGGGGCATTGATTGGTGCAACCTCCAGGGATCGAACCTGGTTCAATGGCTCTTCAGACCACCGCTATGACCACATCAGCTAAAGTTGCATTGGTACCAGCGGAGGGAATCGAACCCTCTCAAGAACGCTAATCTGGCGCTAAAAGGTTTATAAAACCTCTCTGACTACCAAGTCTCACTGGCAAAAAAACTCTACAGCATCGACTATGTCAAACGAGTAGAGCCATGTTTGGGGTAACGTATGGGATTCGAACCCATTCTAACGGAATCACAATCCGTGGTGCTGACCGTTAACACTAACGTCACCGTTGTTGGCCGGTCCGGAGAGATTCGAACTCCCGACAGCTGGTTTCGAAGACCAGAACTCTTCCACTGAGCTACGGACCGTAATAAATAACCCTATGTATATTCGAATTAAATTTATTTCTAAAAAATCTATATATATCAAATTATTTGATAATTCTGCAACTAGAAAATGGTTTGAAAAATTTTCTAGTTGCAGATTTGATAGGGCATCTATGGTTAATAATATACATAATCAACCGGACATAATCAATATAGACGAGTTGCCATATGCATTAAGTAACATAAATTCTAGTTGGGACAATATTAAATTAACATTACAAAAATTGAAAGATATTGGATTCAATACAGACTTGTTTGATTTACCTGAATACTTTAATTTTGATCAAAAATTATTGAATCAATTGCACAGATTTTTTACATATAATGTATTGTGGTACCATGATGCAGATAATATCAATAATCCATTTGATCCAAATTTTAAAATCAAATGTACAAGTTACCAAGATTGGCATGACTTATTGAATCAAATTAACGAATCAGTTCATAATTTAGAACAATATACACAGGTTGTTAATCGTAATATCTTAAAAGGATATCCGTTGACATTTTTACAAGTTATAATGAATTCTACACCAACTGATAATTCGTGGATTGATTTTAATTTAGAAGAACAACAAGAAAATTACAAATATCAAATATACAAAAAGAAATTTAAAAAACCGTTAGTTCTCCTTGATAGTTCTATACTTGGTAAATCATATTTACAATCTTTTCTTGACAACGATGATCCTGCATGTGTAGATTGCACAGGGCGGATTGGCTCGCATGGCAATTTTCATATAGATGTTGATAATAACCTAAGTGATGTATATACTTCTGAGGATTTTAAAGAATGGGTATCTCATCACAATATAATTAAACCACCTTTAGAATTTCCAATAGGCATAGTTATTAAACCGCACCGAGCGTTTTTAAAATCTATTGTTAAATCAAAAGTTGAAGATGTAATATTTTTACAAAAGTTACCTGGCTTATTTCAAAGATAGGGATGATATCTATTTCTGTAATTTTTGGTACCGCAAAGAAGTCGAACTCCCAATAGTTGGGGTCCAAGATCAGAACTATTCCATTGAGCTACGGACCGTTATTTTTCATTTAATCTACGATTACGTCTTGCAGCCGCAAGTGTAAAAACTTTTTCGTTGTCGTTGGACCAATCTTCGGGAACTGCCACACCATTAATAGTGTGGGGTTCTTGCTCATCGTATAACCAACCCAAGGCTCTCATCATGCGATGTTTGACTAACAGGTTGGGACTGCGGAATGCCTCGGTATCTCTAAAGCCTAGCATAACACCAATTTCGCACACTGCTCCGCTGCGACAAACGCCAGCATGACAATGCACAACAACATCCATGCGATTCTCTAATGCGTGTTGCAACAATCGAACCAGCTCGTTGGCCTGCTCTTGGCTGCAACGAAATGCTTCGTCGATAGTAAAGTCGTTGGCTTCAATGTCTAAAAATTCAAACTGATGAACTTCTTTAAACTTGTGCTTGGGTTTAGGGAACTCCATTTCGGGATCCACAATTTGAATCAGCATTGAGTTTTCACCCACTGCCACGTGATGTCCTTTTGGGATATCACCAAGTGCTACATTTTGTATCCACGGCATATATTTCTCCTTTTTTGGCAGGGGATAGAAGAATCGAACTTCTAATAACGGAATCAAAATCCGCGGTTATACCATTTAACTAATCCCCAACAATTTGGTGGTAATGGCTGGACTCGAACCAGCGATAGACTGCGTATGAAGCAGTTGCATTAGCCACTATGCTACATTACCATATAAAAACACACTTAACACTTTTCTCAACGGTGGTGTGCTGTCCTTACTACTCTCGACTATGTGAGAGATAAATGTGTTTTTATATGGTAGGGGCACAGAGAATCGAACTCTGATTAATAGGTTAAAAGCCTACTACTTTACCGTTAAGTTATACCCCCGACATCTTATCACTCTTGTCACTTGTCATGACAGATCTCCTTTTAAAAAATTGGTAGCCTATCTTGGGAACGATCCAAGGACCCCCGCCTTATCAAGACGGTGCTCTACCACTGAGCTAATAGGCTGTATTGAATTTGTAAGTAGTTGCGCCCCTCTCATCGCAACCATTTTCCCTTGATACAAAGCCGGCAGGGTCAGGATACGTTACTTGGGATACCGGTCCAGTTTAGTCGCCTCAATGGACCTAGTGGGTGTCGAACCCATCACCTTCTACTGTTTCAGTCCTTCGAAGAAACCTAGACAGCGTGACTTTCTCTTGCTAACACTTACAAAACTTGGCGGAAGCGGTGAGATTCGAACTCACGGTGCCTTTCGACACGACAGTTTTCAAGACTGTTGCAATAAACCGGACTCTGCCACGCTTCCATTAATTGGCGTACCCCCAGGGACTCGAACCCCGACGAACAGTTTTGGAGACTGTGATGCTGCCATTACATTAGGGATACATTGGAGTGTCGGGTGAGATTTGAACTCACGGTTTTACGGATTTGCAATCCGTTGCAATGGGCCACTCTGCCACCGACACATAACTGGTACTCGGTAGGGGAATCGAACCCCTCTTCCTGCCGTGAAAGGGCAGTGTCCTAGACCGATAGACGAACCGAGCAAATTTGGCGGACTGGACGGGACTCGAACCCGCGACCCCATGCGTGACAGGCATGTGCGCTAACCAACTGCGCCACCAGTCCTAAACTTCTGGTGCGACTGACCGGAATCGAACCGGTACACCTTGCGGCGAGAGATTTTAAGTCTCTTGTGTCTACCTATTTCACCACAGTCGCACTTTTAATCTGGTGGAGGAAGTAAGATTCGAACCTACTAGCCTTTTGAGAACAGATTTACAGTCTGCCGCGCCCCTCCAACTGCGCCGTTCCTCCATGTACTAACTATACACTCTCTCAGCTATGCTGTCAACATCTAGTTTATCTTTCTAGTGCTACAAGAGAGTGTGTATTAAAGCACTCTAAAATACTTAGGCTGCCTGTTCTTAAAGAATGCTTTAATACGCTGTAATTTTTCACACTAGAAGAAGTGCTCCATCCTACAGGCCGCCCGTTTGCCCCATGTTTTACGTGCAGGGCCCAGTCCTCGTTACTGGTATCTTCACACGGTGTACTAGTTTACACTAAACGTCGGCGATTTCACTAACGCTTCGTGATACACTCTAGCACGTTCAAACTTATCTTGAATAAGTTTTTGAAGCTGTTCTTTAGTAAGAGTATTACTAAGAGCGGCTTCATAAGCCTGTTCAACAATTCGTTGATTCAATTTTTCGTAATCTATCTGTTCCATTTTTTCCTTTACAAAAACAAAAACCCCAGGGTGTTTAATCCTGGGGTCCTTTGAAGTTTAAGTGTATTTTATGTTACACTAACATCTCCGTGGACCCCAAGATAATCTCTGCTGGTAAACGATCATATGATAGACTATCCAATGACCAGCAAGAAGGCACGCCTACCTGTTTGGCTATTGTATTATGTTGTCTAAAATTTGATAAGTTTTGCATTTTGTTTCTCTCTAATTCCTTACTATGTTAATAGTATAACTTCTTTTGTTCTTGTTGTCAACCACTATTTGTATTTTTTAACAAAAGGTTATCAACAACATGTGTATATTATGTAGTCTTTTTATTTAGCAGTCAAGAAAAATATGACTACTTTATGTGGCATTTTTACAACGTTTAATCAAAAACGTATGTTTCTTGAGCAATGAGCAAGTGCTTGCCTATTTCATAAAGTCCGACGCTGCCAGGCATGTCCATGGCACATATATGAATCTGCGCAATACCATCGTTGTCAAGTGAAGTTGCTACAAATTCAACTATTTCGCCTGCTTCAACTTGTCGACGCATCTCATCAAGAACTTCTAACATGTCGTCTTTTCTTTTCTTTTCTTTCTTGTCGCCAATACTTACTACTTCCATATTAACCTCATTCTAAGATGTAGTCGGCAGCACCGTGTTCTATCATTTCGGCTGCTGTCATGTACACGTCGGTTGGTGGTAAAAGTCTTTTCTTAACATAACTGGGCACGTTGCCTGTGGCTGTTACTAGAACATTTGTCATTGCAATGTTTAACATTTCATTTTCTTTCATTTCAGCTTTGAGATCATGAAACTTGGCATCACTGCCACCTCCGGCAAATTGATGACACATACAACTGGTATGCTGAGAAAGATACCTTTCTCCTTTAGAACCAGATGCCACAATTAAAAATGCTGCGCTCATCACAGTACCTACGCCAATAGTACGTATGGTATACTTGCTAGTGGTCATCATATCAATCAACGCCAATGCTTGGTATAAATCACCACCGGTTGAGTTAACATACAGTGTTAAAACTTTTTCAGTTTTAGTGTCAAGATTTTCGTAGGTCAGCCACTTTATACATTTTCCTATATTTTCTTCAGCGATTTCGCCTGTGAGGAAAAATACTGAATTTTCCAGCAATTTTAAATCAATCCGATCTTCCGCATTAAAATCGTCAACTTTTTTCACTCTTTGCTCCAAGTATACTTTACTTATCTCATTATAGCATATGTTAATTTACAGTATTATTACAATCTATAGTATTCATTTAAATGTTTCTAATGCATCTGTTTCAACATTCTCTACCATATGTAACATAAAGCGGTATTGTTCCCATGCTGTTTTAACGCTTTCGCTGGCGCTAGGAGTTGTAGGAAACATGTCTACCCAAATTGAATTTTCAGGTTGACGATGGCGATGCATGCCCTGTCTACGTGGTTGTAAAATTTTATTAGTTGCCCAAAGTTCTAAAGCAACAGCTTGACACGTATCTTCATCAAGCCCATAAAGATATTCGTCATCTCGATACATATAGTCGCTGATGACATTTTTAAGTTGAGGTTCGTCGTGGATATTAGTTGCGGCAATAATAAATGCCACATCGTTAATAGCTACACTACCGTTGACAATATCACGGACGCAACGTCCAAGGCTAAAACCGATTTTCATTTCAATCCAATTATAATGTGATGATATACTATTATAACATCATTTCCATTTAAGAGCAAACATTATTTTGTCCGCTTCTGTGGTAAAGTAGAATGCCGAAACGCTATCGTAGTTGTAGCTAACATCCGAAGTGTCTACTAATTCTGCCCAAACAAAACTTTGGCATTGATCACGTGCCCATTTTTTCATTTTCCACATTGGTATATCCGAATCGCTAACCTGCACGGAAAAACAAGCATCCAACAAATTTCTAGGAGGACTTAGATCTTTTAGATATTTTGGATCAATCATGACCACTTTATTGCAAATAGTGTTGCATCGTATTCATTTTCAAAATACCAAACTCGCCCGTCAATTTCGCTAAGATCTCGAAATTTACTTTGACAATTCTCTAAACACCATGTAAGTTTTTCTGGGAAATCTTCATCATTACCAAGGTGGACAGAATGATATGTACCCAACAACTCCATTAGTCGTTCGTCCGCCTTCAAATGATTTTCTGCTCGAAGAGCTTTAAAGATTGTAGATGTTCGAGCTTCATGCGGAGTGCTGCTCATTTACTTTGCCTTAATAACCATTCTGTTAATCTAGCACCTTGCAGTTTGGCACGGATCTGATACTTGTAACCGCGATCAAAGTGATCTACTGCTCTATGCCAACATGGTGTTTCTACAGCATTTTCCATAATCCATTTGCCTGCTTCACTTTGTTGCCATTCCCAAAGTGGTTGGGCTGCATACAAGTCTGGGTCTTCAACATCGCCCATTGTGAATGTATGAACAACTACTTCTTTAGTTTCTTCCACACGATCTCCTACTACAGTATGTCTATATGTAGTCTTTGTTGGAGGAGGCCCTAGCCAACCGTGGCTAGTGTCCCAGGTAAGTGTGTTAATTGCCATACTTCAGTGTAAAGAGGGTCGCTTCTCTGTCGTCCAAAATAGTAACAGTCCACATGGGATTGCCGCTATTGAAACGATGTGTATAATCTGCGGTAGGACAATGCCGCGACATCCAAATTTCAAAATCGTGATCATCTTCAGGATATACCCAACAACTCCAACTGCGTGGCAGAACAGTTTCTCCAAACCGATTTCCGGGATTGATAGGTGTTACTCCGTCATTGAATCTCCAATGATGTACCAATGTTTTCATCGCCATCTCATAATGAAGTTAACAGCATCTCCAGAATTTTCAAAGATAACTTCGTTACCTCTACGTTCGTGGGGATTTTTACAGTTATCTGCTAACCAGGTAATAACATCAACGGAGTGTTCTCGACTGTTAAATCTTGGTAATAACACTCGAGTCCAACCTATCTTGACTAGCATTCCCCAGAGTATTTCTTTATCCATCTCGCTCTGCATCTGTGTTCCAAGTTCGTCTAAGATTTCTTTTTCTAAATTCATACATTACCTCTGCCGCCAAATTTCAGCATGAACATCATGGCATCTCGTTCGTCTGCAAATTGAAAGTATAATGCGTGGTAGTGTTCTTCACGCCATAATTCTTTACAGTTGTTAATACACCACGAAGCCATTTCTTCAATTTGATTACGTGTAATATTATTGAAGTTTACTCTATAGGGAAACACAGCCCTAGCTCGTGTTGCTAGCAGTTCATTTAGAGTTGCTACTTCAGTTTTGCCCGTTGCCATATTTTAATAAAAACATTGTGCGTTTCTGCTCATCGTAAAAGTCAAGACGTATAGTAAACACATGTGATGCTGTATCGAAAGAATTGTGCGTACTAACATGATACTGATATTCAGTATGTTCACGCACTGTAAATCCCAGTACATGTTTCATCTTGGTACGTGAAAGATAGACGCTGGGATTTTCGTTTTTTTTGATTCTTTCAAGAATGTTGCCCCAAGCACTAGTAGTCATTACTATGGGCTTGCTCATTGCCGATCTTTAGTTAGTTCACACAACAACATAAAATGATCGTAGGCCTTACGTACACCTTCGTGTTGCATAAGTTTATCCGCTTCTAGTTGCATGGCCTTTACTCCAGCTTCTGCACAATCACGGATACATAAACCAGATAGTGTAGCAAGATCAGACCCAAATTCCTTAGCCAACTTTTGCCATGCCTTCTTTTGTCCTAAAGTGATAGGAGTTTGTTGTGGCCGTAGTTCACTTTCTTTACGTATTGCTTCACAAATAGCTTCTTCGGCCACACGACCTGCGGCAATCATTGCGGCATAGTTAGGATCAATATTAAACCTACGACTAGTGCCTCCTGGATAACTCATAACCAAATGAGTACCCTTGGTGAAGCTGTCCAAAAAGTCGTTATCGTATTCGGCAACTGGCACATACTTACGACCAACCTTTTCGTAATAGATCTTTTTCATACCTAGACTTCAATATGTTTCTTTTACAATTTTAAACTCTGTTGTTGGATACTTGGCTTTGAATTCTTCGCTGTTCACGTAGTCGTTGAAGTCTTTAGCGTTAAAGAACACACGATGAAAAACGGATTTGTGATCCATTGTGGTTACTGTAAGGTAAACTGATTTTGCTTTGCCTGCCATGATATTCCCTGTTCACTATGTAAGTATATATTATAGCATCAAATAGAAATATTGTCAATTGCCATATTTCATTCTTCAACTCCGAAATGTTTCTTATCTGCTAACTGTTGTTCCATCCATGTAATAGACCGGGTTAACATATCTTCTGTGATTTCATTTGGGTCGATACCAAAGTGTTCTTTGATCCTTGTAGCGTTGCGCCTTACTTCGTCAAATGCTAAGTCACTTGTATGACATTCTTCTGTCCACAATGCTAAACAACATTCCCGCACAATCAACTCGGCAAACAAATCCAATCCTTCTTGATCTGGATTATAGTCAATCCCAGCTTGTTGTTTAAGTTGCTTAATTCGTTCATTCATTTACGTAATCCTTTAATCTGTTTGTATGTCACACGGATGCTGTTGTGCCATTATGGCACCTACTTTCATGTTACTCGTCCCTGGGTGGTTTTAATTTCAGCATCAATACAAGTACCTTCCAAAATGGTTATTTCACCCTTGGTACCTTGTTGCTCTGCTTGCTTAACCAAATTTCGCATGTGCTGTTTTTGCATGTCCAAACTGGCTACACATTGAGCTTCATTTTTGTAATATGTTTTGCCCTGCATGAACTCGCAGTTGCCGTTAAGGCAAATAAACAGCACAGGTATAAAGATAGTCATGTTCTCAATCCTTTAATCTGTTTGTATGTCACACGGATGCTGTTGTGCCATACACTATCAATCTTTATAGGCAAGTCTAAATGTACGCTCACCATAGGGCCTTCTAGTTCGCTACGCATATTGTCAGTATAAGCAGTGCCCACATAAGGTATGCCCTTATATGTGCCTTCAATCCTATCACCTACTTGATACTTAGGTTTGGGTCTGTGCTCTGCAAAGTATTCTGCTAGTGTACTCATTGTGTTGCCTTTACTAAGAGTCCTTGTGAATTTTGTATTTTATCCAATGCTTGCTTTTCATTATCCTGACCCATGTCTGTCCAATTAAGATACAACACAAACGATACAATAGCGTAGAGTACAATAATCTTCATATCAATGAGCATTGGTGTACCACCAAGTGGCCCAGGCTATCAGTGCCCCAACAATGACCATGGCTTCCATAACTTCAAAGTTGTTGCGTTTGCGACGAGCCTGATCGTTTAGATTGTTATTGATTGTGTTGGCACACATTTTTATAACTGATTGAGTGTGTTCTTCTCGAACCTTGTCAGCAAATACTTCTAGGGCCTTTTCGGAAAAGGTATAGACAATACCCAGCTTCTCCTCTTCTGCTCTACGGTTAGCCCAGATGTTGGCAAGTTTTTTAGTGTGTTCGTTCATTTAAACCTCAAATGTAAAATTAAAATCAAAACTATCGTTTTCACCCGGATATCCATGTGGGTTACAGATCACTCGAGTGTCACCAACCATGTAGTCAAAGTTGTTGTGCATGTGACCATGTGTCCATACTTTGATACAAGCTCGATCCAAAATGAACTCACTCATGTCTGTGCTATATCCGCCGTTCATTAGGGTGTCGTGTTTGTAGATTTCATGTATGCTCAAGTGACTAGGAGCGTGATGACTACACACAACAACCTTTGCATCTTGAGGCAAGTTACCGATTACTGTTTTAAAGTAATCACGTGTATTGGTAAACTCCTTAACAGTACGTGAAGGCAAAAACTTTTTAAAGTTTTCATTGGCAATACGAATCACACGGAAGTCGTTCATGCACTGTTCCAAATGATACAGAGTCAATGCATCACTTTTGTTACAGTCAGTCCACATGGTACCACCGATGAAATAAACATCGTCGATCAGTTTGGTATCACGATCCAACAGATAGACATTATGGATATTTAGGTATCCAAGTGTTTCACGAATAATTCCTGCACTGCGATCAAACTTGCCGTGATAGTGTTCATGATTTCCCATAATGTAAATTACATGTTTGAATTGGAAACTTACACGTAGGAAAAAGTCTCTGTAACGCAGAGCACGTTTAGCACGGCCAAACCCCTCGTCAGGGATATCTGCCAGTGATAGATCTGCTGGTTGATTACGCAAATCATCAGCCACGAGAATATCGCCAGACAGTATAAGTACGTCTGCACCTGTATCGTTTTTGATCATGACATCTGCAAACTCAAGATGTAGATCAGAAGCAAGTTGAACTTTCATAATACCCCTATGGAAATATATGTATATATTATAGCATCAGAGTAATCACTTGTCAATCGATTAAATACTCGTATAATCGGGAGCGAATCCGTGGATCCATTAACGCTGTTTGCATTGGCTAACGGAGCAGTATCTGCTGTCAAGGCCGGTTGTAAACTTTACAAAGATATAAAAGGTGCCGCTGGGGAAGTCAAAGACGTCCTCAAAGATCTTGACGACCAATTTCACAAGCTCTTTCCTCCCGAAAAACCCCCCACTCCAGCACAGAAAAATGCCTACATAGAAGAAAAGAATCGTGTAATCACATTGAACAAACAAGCCAATGCAGACGAGCACACTGGCATTTACACAGAGATTGGCAATCACCTTGGCACATATTACGATAACTACTACAAATGTATAGCTGTGTTTGAAGAAGAAGAACGCAGGGCAAAAACTGAAGTTTACACAGGTGATGACAGCTTGGGCAAACGTGCCCTACAACGTGTGCTAATGCGTAAACAACTTCAACAAATGGAGATCGATCTGCGTGAATTGATGGTGTATCAAAGTCCCAAAGAATTGGGTGCATTGTACACAGACGTAGAAGAAATGATGAAAGAAATGAGCAAGGAACAAAAACTTCTTGTCACTCGACAAATGCAATCTCAGGCAGTTCAAGAAAGACGTCGTCAAACTAGATTGAAACAATTAAAACATGAGTTTGTGATAGGCGTCGCAATCATGATTATAATATTTGTTATGGCTGGAATGTTTATGTGGGTGGCTCACGATAGACAGAAAAAATATCCTCAGTACGGAGATGGATTATTTCCTAAGAGTGAGGAAAGCCGTAAAAAGGAATCGGCCATACAGATCTACATAGGTAGATAAATGCCAATCACTTTATTTGATGCTCCAACCACATCAATAATGTAGTGATCAACAGTGTTAATATTAGAACAATTTGTGGTAGTCTCATAATTTGTATAATTTTAAAAAGTAAGTAATTAAGGCACCAGCCACAAAGCACCAGCACAGTAGATCTACCTGTCTTTGACGGTCACGATCCATTGCAGATAATTCGGCTTGATGTTCTTTTTCCATAAGAGCTTTTTCAGCTTCTACCTTGGTCCAAGCATCCTTGCCGTACTTGCGAATAGTCTCAGCTTTTAGTCTAGCCACTTCGCGTTCGTACTTCATCTTGGACTCAAATTTTTCAAGAGCTCGAAGTTCCAATGTTGATGCGCGATGTTGCTCTGTTAGTTTAGCTTTTACACGGGCTTGATGTTCGTGTTGAACAGTAGCCTCTATATCGGCCTGCTGGGTTGATACAACTGCGCCTAGCTCTTTACCTGCTGATTGCGCAGATTTAAGGGCAGTTGTGGCGGACCTGACTCCGTCTATCATGATGTCGCTCCTACTAGTTAGTATAATATTTAACTATGAAACTGTGAAGATTATAACGCAGTGTTATTATTACAACATGTTAATTTTTTAACATGTTAAAAATCCAACACCCGGTCGTGAAAATAGGACCCAACGGTCCTATTTTATATAGTTAGTTCACTGTTTATGGAGTAGAAACTTGCATGCCGTTTTGTGCTCCGGCATCAAATCCGTATTTTTTAACACCGATTAACTGGATAAACTCTTCGGCAGTTTCTACGTATGTGATAGTCATCTTTGAACTGTTAACAAACAAAACACCTTTAAATCCGTCTGCACTCTTATAATAATCAAAGGCCAATGTTTTCATCGGAGCGTGAAGACCTTGGAAATTTAATACACCATTTTCGTCGAAAGGACTGATAGATGCTAACTGTTGATTTGTAATATTTAGGTACAAAGACTTAATAGTGGTGTTCCATTGTTTTTTGACAAAGTCAACAACCACTGCCGGTGTCGCACCACCTTGGATAGCCAAAGGTCCAAACTCTGTCCAGAAGTTTTGTCTGGCCCCTACGCCCACACCAAATGTTTGTCCTGCAAGCGGGCTAGTAGGATTCTCAACAGAACCGTAACCTTTACGTCCTTTAATTCGGGCTAGATTATCTTTAACTTCATACCCATTGCCGTTTATAGTTAGATCACCATGACCTTGTTTACTAAGCATAATATTCGGACTCAATATAGCAAGGAAAAATTCACCCTTTCCACGATTAGTCTTTGTTGGTCCGCTCTTAAAGGACCCGGCGATGTTCATCAACTCACTTGAAACACCTTGATAAATTGCAGGATACTGCGTTACCACCAAGTCAACAACATTTCGAGTGACTCCTGATGTTAACAATGCTTCTATATCGATAATACCTGTGGTAACTATCTCTTTTGCAAATGCCATTTTGTCGTCAAATGGTGCTTTTACATCAATAATCGCTTTTGATAAAGTTGTTTGGATTTGTTTAAGATCCACGTCCTTTTCAAATATATCTTCAAATCCGCCACCTAGATCCATCTTTCTAACGTAGCTATAAATCTGATTCAACTCGTCTAAATCAAAAATAGATTTGACTTTATTGTTGATAACTCCTTGGGTTTGTTTTACCTGCGGATTTACGATTGTTTTTTCAGTAAGGAATTCAAATGATCTCATACAGTTATTTATCGGATTTCTGGGAACAGGCATTCCTGTATAAAATGCTGTACATCGTCCTCACTTAGCCCTAGACTGACCATTACACGAGGTGTATGCGGGTTACACTTCTGATTTTGTGCGTAGTAGTTCTGTGCTTGGGTAGTATCTTGTACTGTATTGTTGGTTTCTGCTACTGTGCTTAGATAGTGTTCTATAGTAGTTCGAGCGAGATCTGTTATTTGTTCTAGTTCTTCTGGATCTTGTACATTGCCCGCGGCTACCATGCTACCACTGAATATGTTGGTGGCCCACTCAGGTAAAGCACGTTGTTTACGCCATGCTAATTTAGCAACTTCATCGTGAAACCACTGCATCATCGGATGGTCAGTATCGCCTGCTTTTGAGTAATCGTGGAAACAACCTGTGATTTTGTTCTTGCCAGCAATAACGTCAAACCCATAGATCGGTGCTGGATTATGAGTATGCGGAAAGATACAACAGTGCATCATCCACAGTCCTTTACTTTCTCTAGCGTCTACAACATCAACGTGAGCACGACGATACCGATCACTAGTCCACACACGATTAACCCAGCCAGGTTGATTAAATCTTTCCATTCCAGGCTCATTAACCTCTTGACCCGTGCGGCTGAAGTTATCTTCCAGTAGATGTTGGATCTCAATCAGTGTGTCCCAAACCTTACTCTCCACGATATAGGTCCCGCATCATCTTAATAGCATACTCAAATGCCACACGAGCCTCGTCCCCTAAATCGTCAGTGCGTAATTCACGTATGGACATCTTCATGGCATCGCCATTTTCAAAGTCGTAGAACTTGCCGCTTGAAATATGTGCTACTTGTTTCTTAATGATTTGACCACCGAATAGGTCGCCCATATGACGGCAGTATAGATGCGCTTTAACAAGATGTTTACGTTGTGGATCATTGCCTAGTTTGTGTAAGTACGCCTGATACTCAAGTGTAGCAGGAGTTAGATAACAGTAACTACCATCATCCAATTCTAGAAAG